GTCGCTAGATCGTCGCTGGTCACGACGCCGACCCACCCCCCGGGGTCTGCGTTTCCGCAGGTCAGAGGCTCGCGGGGTGCCGCTGCATCGGCGCAGGTCGGGGGCCTGTCACCATGCCCGCGAGGTGTCGACCGGTGGGCCACTGAACATGGCGCGCCTTCCGGCCGTGGCTCGGTTGCAACGCTGGTGCTCGGGACCTCGGTAGCGGCTGCGGTCGTCGTCGTCGTGGCCGAGATCCCATGGCTCGTCGGGCTTGATGCGCGCCTCGTCGGGGCTCAGTCCGTTCTCGATGCACCGCCAGCACAGCGCCTTGCCCGCCTCGACCATGGGCCGGACCTGTTCGCGCAGCTTCTTGTGCTGGTAGTCGTACCCGCGGCCCGCGGTGGTGCTGCCTTTGGTGGGCAACGACTTTCCCCCTTCAGCTGTCGAGCTGCACAGCGCTGCAGGTCCATCGGTGCGGTGCGCCTACCTGCCATGCGGTGCGGCCGGGCATGCGTCGGGACCTGCGGTTGATGACGGTCGGGCCATCAGCGTGGTCAACAAGGCTCGGCACGGTGTAGCTGGTGTCAACCCCTGCGCGCTGTTGCCATGCGGTGATCGCACTGTCGATGGCCTTGGTGCTGTCGTGGGTGAGCAGCCCGTCGAGCACGGTGGTGTGCATGGCGTAGGCGACGGCGTGCAGTGTGCGGGGCGCAGTGATCCAGGAGGCGTGTACGTGTCCTGCGCGCTGTAGCGCGTTCTCGATGTCGGGTTGCCAGCGTCGGGGATACTGGCGGCCGAGGTAGAAGCTGACGATGCGGGTGGGCGCGGTGGCCAGCGCGGCGTGAGCGTGGGAGCGGAAGTCGTTGATGGGCAGGGCATCGTCTTCGAGGACGATGGCCCATTCACTGGCGTGGTTGCGGTGCCAGCGCCAGACGCGGCGGTGGTTGGCCTCGCAACCGAGTGTGCCGTCGTCGACGGAGACGAAGTCGGCGGCGGTGGTGGTGGCGAGGTGTTCTGCTTGAGCGAGCCGTGTGGTGTGGGCGACGATGCCGATGGTGGTCACTTATGCCTCCACCAGCTCCACGGGTTGCGCTCGTTGGCCTTGAATACGGTGGCGACGCGCGGCCCGTAGACGAGTTGGCCGGCGTACTTGGTGCGTGCGATGTAGTTGAACGTCGCCATGTCGCCGAGCATGGCGCCCTTGGTGTCGTGTTTGTGCCAGACCCGAGCGATCTGGTCGGCGTGGTCTGCGGCCATGTCGTGCGCGAACGTCATGACGGTGTGACGGTCGCCGCCGACGACGCCAGCGTTGAGCAGCGGACGGTCGCTGTGCGTGGTGATGAATTCCTGCAGATGCGTGGCCTGGTGGTTGTCGCGCATCCAGTCGATTCCAACGATCGACGGTTCATGGCCGACGTAGAGCGTGCCGGGGTTCATGTGTTCCCATGGCGCGTTGAGCATTTCGACGTCGGTGCCGTCGACGCACCACACCCATTGCACGTCGGGGTTGGCACGTAGCCATTGGTAGTACAGGTACCAGCGCGCGAAGTAGGGGTTGTCGACTGGACTGGTCACCAGCTCGAACGAGGCACCCTTGCGCTCGAGCGGGTTGTCGCACAGCACGACGGATTCGGCGCCGTCAATGGAGTCGAGCAGGGTTTCAAGCAGTTGGACGTCGGGCCGCATGCGGGTGTTGCGTTGCGGGTCGGGGTTGTTCGACAGCAGGCAGGTGAGCACCACACGCCGGTCGGGTTCCACGATGGGGATGTGGTGGCTACTGGTGTAGTGGTGCTGCCAGTACAACTCGGCATTGCGGGCGGCGACGGCTTTGCGTTCTTCGGTGGGGACCGAGCGGGTGACCTCGCCATGCTCGTCCATGGAGTGGATGAGCTTGTGGGAGCCGCATACGTCGCCGTAGCGGAACGAGGTGAGGCCGGCGTTGAAGATGCGATCGGACCACGATGGGTGTTCCCATCCCCAGCCGCCGAATGCGGGATCGAGGCCGCCGACGCGCTCGATGACGCTGCGGTGTGCGTAGATCATGCAGCCGCGGGCGCCGGTGAGAGCGAAGTGGCGACCGTCGTCGTAGACCTTGGTGACGTCGTTGAGCCGATGCCCGTTGGCCAGATCGACGAACTGGTACATCAGGTGCGGCTCGGGTGAGTCGATGTATGGCTGAAACCAGTTGTCGGCGATCGGGTAGCAGTCGTCATCGAACAGGAAGATGTGCTCGCAGTTCGAGAGCAGTTCCAGGCACTTGTTCTTGGCTCGGGCGATGCCGGCTCGTTTGGCAAACCGGTATGTGGCACCAGGGAACGGTTGGTCGCTGGCGTCGTCGACGATGACGATGTTGGCGTTCGGGGTGTGGCGGCGAATGTTGGCGATCGTCCGGTCGGCGACGTCGCGCCGATTACGGGTGGTGACACCGACACCGATGAAGTGACCGTGTGACGTCGCGGGCGCATAGCGCTCGCCGTCGATGATCACTTCGATCACGCGTCGCCTTTTGTTTCGAGGTCGATGCTGTAGCCGTCGCCGACCTTGGTTTTGGTGACGGTCCACTGTTCGGCGTTACCGGTGAGCACGTCGACCAGGCCCGCCAACAGGACGTTGCGGCCGGGCATGCGTTGGGTCGGGTTCTGCAGCGCTTTCATGGCCCGCTCAACCTGCGCGGGTTCCCAAGTGCCGGTGCTGTCCATGAGGACCTCGCCATTGACAGTGAGGCGAACGCGGGGCGGTTCGGTGGGCATGTTAGGTGGCATGGGGATCACGCGGCGCCCTTCCCGTGCTTGGTCGAGCATTCGGGGTCGAGCTGCGCGATGGCCTTGATGAGCGCGCGGCCGTTGACCTTTGGCCGCTCGGCGTCGATATCGATCTCAAACAGGGTCACGCCGCACACGCATTGCACCTCGACTCGCCGGTGACGCTCCACACCGGCGTTGGCGTCGGAGCGGAGCTGGGCGAGTTCGTCGGCGCGGATGATGGTCCAGCCGTTGCCCTCCAGCAGCGCGACGAGCGCCTCCGCGGTGAGCTTGGCGACGTCGAAACTCGGCAGACCGGCCTCGTCGGCCATGTCCTTTGCCATCTCGGGCGGGATCGCCGAGTTGCGAAACATGGGCAGCGCCAGCGGAATCGGGCCCTTCTCATCGCCGGGGTGCACGAGGTGGGGCAGATTCTCGCGGATGAAATCTGCGACAGGCTGGTTGGTCATCGCGGGTACTCACCCGTGATGCCGTTGGCGAGCCGTGCAGTCCAGCTGATCGGGCCGGTCGGCGTGCACTTACCGCAGCCGCACCATGTGGGGCCGCACACATGCCCAGCGTCGCGGAGTCGCGCCTCTGTGAGTGCAGCCTCAGCCGCGGCCAGGTCGCGGCGGGCCTGATCGCGCCGCAGCTCGGCGGCGAAGACGCGGCCGGCGGTGCGGCCGGCGTCTGCCGCGGCGTTGCCCTGCTCGATGGTGACCTTGGGCGGATAGACCTTGTGCGCGAGCCGGATCAACGCACCAGCGATTGTGCGCCTCATTCGGACATCGCCCCGCACATGACAAAGCCCTCGGCGGCCAGGTTGTCGTCCGCGTCGAACGGGGTCCAATCACCCGGGGGCGCATCGGGATCGGGCAGGTAGATCGCGCCGTTCTCCATGAGGATGACGTTCGGGTTGTCCGTGGGGACATCCAAGACGCCGATGAAGCGAGGTGTGGTCACGGGTTACTCCTGGGCTGGTTCGGAGCGGGGAAGTCGGTCGATCAGTTCGTCGAGTCGCTTCTCGCAGTACGCGGTCAGGAACTCGTCGTGCTCACGGCGTGCGCGCTGCAGGGATTGCCAGACGTAGGTGATCTGCCGGGTGAGCGGTGTCGGGGGCGCGAACGTCGACATGGTCACCTCCAACGACGAACGCCCCGGCCGATGGCTCGGGGCGTTTCCGTGCACGCGTCGTCAGTAGCGATCGCGTGCGACATTGCGAGATTAGCACAGCGCAGAGCCTGTTTTTGCGCCATGACACGCGCCCTCGTCATCCGTTGCGCCTGCGCTTCTTTCTGGCCACCTCACGCACGTGCGCGAGTTGGTACCGGGCCACGTTCGCCTCGAATCCCGACGGCACAAGGTCACCGGATTTGGCCCAGCGCTGCAGGGTTCGCCGCTGGATCTCCATGCCGAGCTTGGGCAGAATGAAGTCGCTCAGATCGCTGATGCTGAACGAGTACTCGTCGGCCTCGGCGAGCAGCGCCTCTTGCAGTGTCTCGACGTCGTGCTCGGTCTTGCATTCGGGGCACATGACCCGTCGGGCACCGCGCTTGGCGTACAGCTGTACCCGGCACTCGGGGCGGTCCTCCATACTGGCGGCGATGCGTTCGGCGCGTTCCTCGTCGGTGAACACGTGCTGGCACGGCCCGCAGTACTCGGGTGGCTCGGGCCGGTTGACCACGCGCCGGATCTGCTCGGTCAGATCGACCATGGCGTTGTGGCATTCCTTGGCCGCCTCGTCGGCCGCGATCGCCTGCACGTGCTTGCCGAGCCAGCGCGCGAGACCCTGCGTGGTGATGTCGCGCGGCACGGGAGCACCGCGCGTCTCGCACAGGTGCCGGACCCACGTCACGAGTTCGTTGCGTGCCCTGTCACGCAGCCGTGAGGCCTTCGGGTTGACCCGGCCCAGGGCGAGTACCGCCGAACGCCGGAATCGGCCGTCCTTGAGCGCCTGGGCCAGCTTTTCGGCGGCGTCTGTTCCGGTGTAGGCGTCGAGCTCGTGCGCCTTGGTGCCGCGCCGGCCCGGGTCGCCGAGGCGGACCCGACCGACGACGGCCTCATCGAGCGTGTCGAGCCACCACGGCAGATCGCGCAACGTGTCACGCAGCTGCGTGATGTGCGTCAGGCACAGGAACAGCTGCGCGCGTCCCTCGCAGACCTGACATGCGGTCACCGGTCGCCTCCCGCGTCGACGATCAGCCAGGGCGCGTCGGGCACGGTTCCCAGCCTCGGCGCGGGAACGCCGCAGATTTCGGTGATGGTGTCGATGACGCGATCGAGCACCTTCTCGAGGCGCGTCAGCGGATCCACTGCGGGCGTGCGTACCTCGCGCCCGTCGACCATCACGTAGGTGCTGATCGTGGGGTTCCGGCGCCACTCACGGATCGCGCGGTGGTGCAGCTCGAGCGCGGTCGGCCGCCGTGCGAACAGCTTCACTGGTGGATCTCCTGTCGGTTGAGGTTGCGGGCTGTGGACATGCCGAGGGCCTCGCGTTTGGCGGCGAAGTACTCGGCGAGGGCGGCGCGGCACTGGTCGCGGCCGTAGCACTCCTGCAGGGCCTGCTCGGCTGCCTCGAACCGCGGCGTGCGGTTTCTGACCTGGCCACCAACGAACCCCGGCAGCGCGACCGCGGGCTCGGGGGCGGGCTTGATCGCGTCGAGCTCGGCCTGGCGACGGTCGAGCCCGTCGAGGCCCTCGTTCTGCGTGCGCTGGCGGCGCGCCTGCCGTGCGTGATGGATCAGGTCGCCGATGCCGATCGCGCGGTCGGTGGGCGCGTCGTAGTACGCCTGCAAGCCGTCGAGCAGATCGGACTCGTTGAGCTTGTGCCGCTCGATCTGCTCAGCCCAGGCCGCGACACGTGCGGTGTCGCCCTGGCTCACGCGGTCGTCGAGGATGGCGGCCATCTTGAGCACCTGCATGGTCGCCTCGACCGTTTCGCGGCTGGCGTTGAGGTTCATCGGCGGCCCTCCAGCTCGGCGATGAGTGCCTCACCGGCCTTCTCCCAGCCGAGGGCCTTCTGCGACGGCTTGCCGAGCCCGTTCGACGCCACAGGGGCGCTCGCGCTCGTGCGGGGCGCGTTCTCGGCGGCGCGCCGGATCCAGTTCCGCCACGTGGCCGTCCAGTCGGCCTTGCGGCCCTTCGCGCCGGCCGCGCCCCGCCAGTAGTCGGTGAACTTCGCATGCTCGGCCCGCAGATCCACATGCGGGAACTGCTGGCGCATCGCGGCGATCGTCTCGTCGTCGGGCATCCAGCCCTCGGGCAGACGAGAACCCCTCGGCGCCTTGGCGGCGGGTGCGGCCGGAGCGCTGTGCGCGACGGGAAGGTTTTGCGGGTCTCCCCCCACACCCCCCTCTACCAACGTAAGTGGAGAGGAATCCTCTGCTCCCCTGTTCCCCTGTTCCCCTGTTCCAGGCGCGACGGTCTCGCGACGGCTCGCGACACTCTCGCGAATTTCGGAGTCACGATAGTTCATCGTGCCGTCTGGCCTGGGAAAACGCCCCTTGCCCGGTTTGTCGATGCGCTGAACGTCCTCCCACCACGACACGAACAGCAGACGGGTGCCGTCGACCTCGTAGCGCCACAGCAGACCGGCCTGGTGGAGCTCGGAAATCGCTTCGGACACCCTCGCGTAAGTCTCGCGAGGGTTCGCGAGCATGTCGCGAGGGAACACGTCGCCGACGATCAACGCGATGTCGTCCTTGCCCACGCCGTTGTCGTCGACATACGACTCGAGGCCCTTTAGCACCAGCCGCGCGTCCCATGAAACCGACGCGATCCGCTCCGAGCGCCAGAACTCGGGTTTGGTTGACCTGATGCGCATTAGTCCTCCGTCTCAGGGTTCGGGCAGTCGGGATGGTGCCCCTGCGTACGCGGGTGCCAGCCACAGTCGGGGCAGCGGCCCATCGCGATCAGCTCGGCGCGGGTGAACAGCAGGCGGATCTTCGGGTCGCTCATGAAGCGTCCCCGAACAGAGTTGGCGGGCGCTGATGTTCCGCACCCTGATGGGCTGAGACCGCCTCGTCGATGTCGGCCAAGACTGGCTTGAGCGTGTTGATGACGTTCTGCATCTCATCGAGCGGAAACCGGCGAGAAATCATGCCCAGTCGAGACACCGCAGACTTCACTGATCGGGTTTCTTCGAGGACGTGCCGGATCTGTTCGACCTCACCAACGGTGACCTGGTTGGAGAACCCGTATTTCTGGTCGCCCCAGTTGAAGTTGTGCCCGAGCGCCCGTTCGATTTGACGGATCCGGTCCTGCAGGGTGCGGACCAGTTCGTTGTTGTGGGCGTTTCTCGTGAGTTCGTCGTTGACGCGGCGTGCGACGCGTTCCTCGACCTCTGTGGTGGCGTCGCGGTATGCGTCGCTTCTGGCGTTCTGGATGGCGTTGGCGCGCAGAGTGTCCTGGCGAGCCATGATCGATCGGACCGCATGCCACGAGGGTGTGTGGTCGGTCTTCGTAGTGGCATTGACGTGAACTGCCATACGGGTTTTGGACTTACCGGGCGACATCAGACCCCACCCTTCGGGCAACTCGCCTTCGTGCACGATCGCTGGGTCGTTGACGACGAGCCACCACTGGTGACACTGGTCGGCCCACGCGTCGGCCTTGCCAGGCTTGTTGAGTTCGTTGAGCCAGTCGGATCGCGACACCTTGAGTTCGTGGCCGACGAGGATGCGGCCACTGCTACTGGTGAATCCGACGTAGATGGCATCGCATCCGCCGCCGCTGACACCGTTCCATCCGACCTCGGGGAGAAAGATCCCGCCAGGCAGCGGCGCACCGGGCTTGATGTAATGGCGCTTCAGAAGCGCAAGCAGGTCGGCAGTTTTCAGGTCGGCCATCAGAACGCCCTCGCCATCTCACCCTCGTCTTCGGGCGGTTCGTATCCGGGGCAGGTGCAGGGGCACCGGCCGTCGTGGTGCGGGCAGCCGCACAGCGCGCAGTCGGGGCGGTCAGCCACGGGTCAGTTCCTCCACGTGTGCCGCGACGTCGTCGGGCAGCGTCCACAAGCCGAGGGCGCCCCGGACGTGTGGTTGCTGGCCGATCGGGATAGGGCGCGGGTTAGCCAGCACGAGGTGGTACCCGCCCCAGAGCAGCTCTCCCCAGTCGCTCGCGCAGCAGAACGGCGCCGACTGATGCACGTCGACCAAGTCGACGACGCCGAGGATCACGCCGTAGTCGAAAACCCGCGGCGCGGTGACCCATTCGGGCGCGTGCATCGGTAGCCGTGCGAGCGCTTCCCGGTCGGGCTTGAGGGCGGCGTGGATCGCGGCGGGCCCGCGGTACTTTCCGGCGATGTTGCGGGTCCGGTTCTCGATGTTCTTGCGCTGGTTGATGATTTGCCATGCCCATGGCTGCCGCACGGTGATAGCCCTCACCGGGTCACCTCCGGGTACTGGTCCCATGTGCGGCCGTCGAGTTCGCGGCCAGCGCGTTTCTTGCCGACGCGAACCATCGCGTACCAGTGGCCAGGCATGGCTGCTGGTCCAGAAACTTGCACGTAGTCAGCAGAAGCACCGGTCTCACGGCGAACATAGGTGTCTACGTTGCGGTTTGTGTCACTCGGCAACCATGGTCGGTATTGACCCCACTGCTTGAACAGGAACGGCACACCGGCCGCCGTGCATTGGTCGCGGAGTCCGCGGGCCCAGTCGGGGTGCATCGGCCGGGCACCAGGTCCGCTCTCGCCGCCGACGATCACCCAGTGCAGCCCGACGTTTGTGACGGTGCCGGCGAGGACACTGGCGCGGCATTGATCGCACCGCCACCGCTTCTTGGGGCTGTCGAGCGGTGCGTTGTCGACGCCCGATAGTGAGTCGTGTGGACAGCCGATCCACGGCGTCAGGTCAACCGGTCCGAGAAGTGGCTCGGCGCTGATGAATCGCACGGCAGCCGGAGTGTCGAGCAGCGCGGGGATGCGGACGTCGGCCCACTTCTGGTTCTCGGTGGAGACACCGAGCCACACGTTCGGCAGCGGCCATGGTGATTCGCTGCGCAGCCACTCGCCGGCGGCGTCGCTCATTTCGGCGCGATTTGTTCCCGCCGCGTGCATCAGCTCACGGAAGTCCTCGCGTGAAAGCAGTGAACGCATGCGTCCGTGCCGCTTGGTGAGCACCTGGAATGTGTGCTGTGGCGCGAGCGCCATGACGGCGAACACCTTGGCTATGTACGCGTCGGGCACCTGGTCGTGGAACAGGTCGGACATTGAGTTGACGAAGATCCGCCTGGGCCGGCGCCACCTCATCGGCTGCAGCAGTTTGTCGTACCGGAGCTGCACGTCGAACCCGCGCTCGAAGTAGTGCCCCGGGGTGCCGCGGAATCGCTCAGCGAATGTTGACGCATAGCAGTTTTGGCATCCGGGGCTGGCTGGACTCAGCTTCGTGCAGCCCGTGACGGGATTCCATGTGGCGTCGGTCCACTCAATGCCCGTGTGGTCGCTCATCGGTTCTCCTGTGCTGACTGGAGTTTCGGTGGTGCGGGTGGTCGTGGATGCCCCCACGCGGAACGGTGCGTGTGACGTCGCTGGCGGAACCACAACATCGACTCGGCGGTCACAGCACACCCCGCAATCGGGCAACCCGATACGCCAGGCACACACCGTCGTCGCGGCGTTCGATGTCCTCTGCGCTCAGGCGTCGGCCGTCGGGATTGTGTTGCAGCATCGGCCCGAACGCCGCCACGCAGCCGTCGCAGGGGACGCCCCATTCGGCGACCACGGTCGTGCAGCCAGGGATCACGCAGATCGGAAGGGACAACTGGGCAGTCATGCCGGCCTCCACGGCCCACACGTGACGACGCGTTTCATCACCTGCGCGTCGGGTTTCGTCCCGGCCTTGCGCTGCCGCGCCGCGACATCCGCGCAGTACCACTCCGGGTCGGGATGCACGTGGTAAACCTGCATGCCCTTGTCGCGGCCACCGACCGCGGTGAACACCACGGCGACCTGCTCGACCATCGCGGGCTGGCTCGGCAGCGTGAGATCGAATGCAAGCTGCTCGACGGTCATGACGCGACTCCGAGTGATTCGGCGACGACACCGACGAGGTCTCGCGCGGCCGGTGGGGTGACCGCGTTGCCGGCCTGGCGCACCTGCTCGCGTCGGTTCCCGAGGATCCGGTACTCGGCTGGGAAGTCCATGGCGCGGGCGATCTCTCGCGGCTCCAGCATGCGGAACAGGACATCCTCGACGTCGATCGTCGGGTGGCCGTGCAGTAGCGCTGGTGTCGGCCCGTTGGCCATCATCGTGCGCGCCGGCTCGGTGACCGGTGTGGACATCTGCCCCTGATCGCCACGCGCGGTGTGGTGGCGCATCAGCAGCGCGTGCCGCTCCACCGTCGTGCACGTCGGCAGCGCCTCGCGGGTGGGCACCACTCCCCCGTTGCCGTAGTAGGTCGTCACCAGGCCGTGGTGTGTGCCCGACGCGGTGACCGTGGCCAGCGGATGATCAACCGGGCGGTGCTTGGACCCGCCGCCGCGCAACTCCGCGATGAATGGGGCCAACGCGAGGCCATCGTTCTCGCGTGTGGTGCGCGTCGGAATCGGATCGTCAGTGCTCGTCGCGTCGGTGCGCCACGTACCGCCCGTCGGGACCAGCAGCCCAGTCTCGTTACGGGTCGTCATGGTGCGGGTCGGCTGATCGACGGGCGCGGCGGCCTTGCCGTCGCGGCCCTCGACCGGCACCAGCAGCGGCAGCCAGTACCGCTCGATGCCGGCCCGGATCCGCGCCATCGTCTTCTCCGCCAGTGGCTTGTCCCGGTCTCCGATCCGCTGCCCCAACAGCGACCAGTCGATGATCTCGGCGGCCGGACGGAACAGCGGCTCCAAGACCTGGTTGCGGCACGTGGTCGACGGGCACCGGTACACGTACTGGGCGCGGTAGCGGCCCCACGGGGCCCGCTCCGGCAGCTTCCACGACTGCATCACGCGGACCTGCCCGCACGTCGGGCACACCGCCTCGGGCCGCGTCAGCCGGTCAACATCGGGACGCTGGTTGCCCCTGCGCCAGAACACCACGTACATGCGGTCCCGTGACTGCGGCGCCCCCGGACCGAACGCCTGCGCGTGCATCGAGTTCAGGAACACGATGTGGTGCTCGTAGTCCAGCGAGTCCATGGCCATCAGCCACGCCTGGAACGGCTGCCAGTGCCACGCGTCCACGACGTTCTCGACGATGACGGCCTGGTAGCGGTGCGCCTCGGCGAACCGGGGCACGTCCCACATCGTGGCGCGGGACCGCTCGGCCGCCGCGTCGGGCAGCACCTCGCCGAACAGATCGGGCTGCGAGTCGACGCGTTTGCGGCCCTTGGCCACCGAGTGATTCGTGCACTCCGGGCTCGCCCAGAGAATGTCGGTGCGCGGGAACCGGCGCGGGTCAATCTGCGACAGATCGGCGCACACATGGTCGGCGTCGGGGTGATTCGTGTTGTGCGTCTCGACGGCCAGGTCCCAGTGGTTCGACGCGACGCGCACCTCCACGCCGGGGATCTCGATCGCACCCGTACTCGAACCGCCAGCGCCACAGAACAGATCGGTGAGAGTCAGCATCAGGCCATCGCCTCCGTAGTCGGGTAGTGCAGCACCAGCCACAGCGCCGATGTGCCGGCGGCCGGGTGAATGACGGGTTCGGGTGTGGATACGTGCTCGGTGTCGTCGTCGGGCACCACCCCGGCGTCGACCAGGCCGTCAACGAGCGCCTTGACCGTGGGCCAGAGGTTGTGGTTGTCGCGGCGCCGCTGCTGCCGTGGTTGGTAGTGCAGCGTGGCGACGAGCCGGTCGGTGCGGGGCGCGTCGCGCGCGAGAAGTGCTGCGGCGGTGCGGACCTCGCGAGTCTTGCGCGCCTTGGCCGCCCAATGCATCCGCTGGTTGGCGGTCAGGGGTGGCCGTGACCACGGCAGATCAATCCTGAAATATTTGCTGTCAGCGGTCATAAACCTTTGCCGTTCGTCGATAATGTTTCACTATGTCAACCTGCGGCTTGGTGTTTCGTCACGCTGGCCGATGACACCAGCACCGCCCGATCCTTTGCTGTCGCTAGAGGCGCTGACGATCTCGGCGAGCGCGCGGTCGAATCGGTGAACGCCGAACGACCGGGCAACGTCGCTGCGGTCGGCCAGCCCGTGCTGAGATAGCGTGGCCAGGATCTTGATCCCGCAATCGATCTCGGCTTCGGTGTCCTCGTCGTGGTCGGTCGGCTGATTGGCCCACTCCAGCGCCAGCGTGTGCACCTTGGCCAGCGCGTCGATGTGATTGTTGACGACGCTGGCTGGCATCTCCAGGTCGAGAAACTCGGCGCTCACAGCAGATCGTCTTTCGTGAGCCGGGTTTCGACGGCAGGCGCTGGCCACTGGTGAACCGTCCGGCCGTCCAGATCGGTTACAACCTCCGTGTATCGGCACTCGGCCTCCAGGCCGGGCCACCACGGCGATTGCGCGAGCTGGGCGTGCAGCTCGGCCAGGCGCAACTTGAACGCGATCGCGGGCACGCGGCCCGCCGCCGCCGGGTCGTAGGTTTGGATCTCGGCGACGAGCTTGTCGGCCTCGGCGTAGTGGTACGTCGGCGGGCGCGTCATGACTGCACCACCTGCAGATCAACCACCGCGTCGTGGTTCGCCGGGGCGCTCATGCGTTGGGCCCGTCGAACATGTCGATGACAGCCTTCGCCTCGTCGAACGTGAGGTCGGCGGCGCGCGTGGCTTTGACGCCGGCCGAATCGGCGAGGAACTTGAACCAATCGGCGTCGTTGTACTTTTCGGCCTTCTGGATCTCGCCGAGGCGCTTCAGCTGATCGGGATTGGCCATCTGCACGTCGGGCGCCGGCGCGGTGGCGCGCTGCGCGCGTTGTGCGCGCGACGACTTCGGTGGCGTATCGACCTCGTGCGGCTCGGCGATCTCGCCGTCGATGTAGTCGGCCGTCGGCTTGACGGTCGACGGCAGCGCGAGCGCCTGCGACTGTGACAGGTCGGTGCCCGGGCGATCGTCGGCGCGGATCGCCGCGTCGAGCCGCGTCGTCTTCGGTGCCAGCTTCAGCACCTGTTTGAGCGCGGTCTTCCGCTCCATCCAGCGCTGCGGGTCCTTGATGTCGCCCGAGGATCCGACCTTGCCGCGACGCAATTCCCTGATCTCGTCGGCGGTGAACACGTCCCACAGCGGCTCAGCGCCGGTCACCTCGACGATCGCGTAGAAGTAGACCGGATTACCCCGATCACCCTTGGCCTTCACGTGTTTCAGCGTCGGATTGAGGCCCATGGTGTAATGGAATTCGTCGTTCGCGCCGACCCACTGCGCGTCGATCCGGGAGGCGCGCGGGTGCTGCCAGAACAGTTTGACGATGCCCTGGTAGCCGATGATCAGCTGGCACTCGACCACGCCGCGCCGGGTGTCGCGGTAGGGCACGAGGTAGCACTCGCCGTTGACACCGGGCTCGAGACCGAGCGCGGCCGAGGTCAGCAGCGCACCGGCAAATGACTCTTGCGTGCAGTCGTCGAGGGACTGCTTAGCGATGCCAGCAGCTTTCGCGTTGCGCGACTTGCGGATCTCGGTTTGCACGATCCGCGCGATGCGGTCGGGGTCCATACCCTTGGGCACTGCACGCGCCAGCTGCGGCACGAGCACCTGCAGCACTTGCGAGATCGTCTCGGGTGCCTTGGGCGAATCCTGCTTGGTGACAGCATTTTCAGCCATAGATGTAATCCCCTTCAATCGGGTCGGCCTCTTCGAGCGGGTCGGTGTCGTAGATATAGCTGTCGGTGACGACGTCGCCGACGGTCTGCGGTCGCGGCAGCCCCCACGAGGGCAGGCTGATCGTGACCACGTCGTCGCTGTAGTCAGGCCACTTGCCCGATTCCATGCAGTCGGCGTAGAGCCGGATCGCCTGGCGGTTGCGGCGCCGCCCCTCTTCGATCGCCTCGTCGTCGTACTGGATCGGAGTCACGACGTAGGGCGGTTCTTTCTCCTGCGTGATGAACCGGAATCGCGGGTTCTCGGCGAGCCCGAGGGCGACCAGTAGATCGATGTACCAGGCCGCCTGCATGAAATAGCCGAGCTTGTAGAACTTGGTTTTCAGCTCGGCCGGGTTCGCGGTCATCGACGTCTTGTAATCATCGATATCGTCAGTGAGCCAGTCGATCCGGCCACGCAGCCGCACGCCGGTCTCGGGGTCGGTGTAGTACAGCGCGACCTCGGCCTCGCCGTCAGGATTGGCGAAGATCGGGCCGGCTGTCGGGTGCTGACGCACCTTTTCGGCCATGTCGTACGCCTTCGTGAACAGGTCGACGTGAATCGGCACCTTGCCCTGTTTGCGAGCCTCAGCCTCGGCCTTGCGCCACATGCCCGTCGCGGTCGGCTTCTCCGACGGCGTACCGTCCGCCTTCAGCCCGTGCACCTCGGGGTCGAGGATCTCGAACTCGGCACCCTTGCCGAGCACCAGTTTGTGCGCGACATGTCCGAAGTCCCAGACCTTTTTCGGCTTCCGGGTGTTGTCCATCTCCCAGCGGAATTTCGCGGGACACGACGGCGGCAACAGCAGCTTCGCGCCGGATACCGACAGCGAGCCCCGGTCAGCGTGGTAGACGTCCTCGTCGACGAACCGGTGCATTCCGTCCTGTGTGGGCACACTCATCGGCGGCCGCCGATCTCGTCGCGGGCGTCGTCGCGGTCGCCGACCACCCCAGCCGGACGACCGGCCCCGACCGCCGCGGCGCGCTCGGCCTCGCTCATGGTGTGCGTCGCGCGGCGCCACTCGTCGGTCTCGTACTCGTAGGCCATCATTTCTCCGTCTCGATTCGATCGTCAGGTTCGATCCACCACTCATCCGCGGACCAGTCGTCAGGGTTGGGATCGCGGTCGGGATACGTGAGCCAGCTCCAGCCCAAGGTGGCTGCCGCCGTGGCGATTCCGGCCACTACGAACACCTCGCGCCACATCATCACGAGCCCAACCCACGCGATCACGGCGAACACCCACGCCGCGATCCACAGCGCCCGCGTCATGAGGCCACGCCCTCGAACTCGGGACGCCGCTCCAACGTGATCCGGTACGGCTCACCGGATCCGGGGCAGATGTCCGCGCGGATACTGTCGAAGTGATGCGGAATCTTGGCGTGAATGGTCGGGCGGACGGACCGCCAGCAGACCGGGCACACGGGCAGGCGGTTCACGATGCGCCATCCAGTGCCGGTAGCTGACCGTCGTCTGAGGGCGGCAGTGTGACCACCGGTTCGCCGATGTTGCCCTCGCCGTTGCCCGACCCGCCTGGCCAGATTCTGACGTCGTTCTTGAACACCACGTACTCGACGCCATCGCGCACGTGAATCTCGTGGTTTCCGAAGAACCGTCCGGTGGGACGCAGCTCGTTGTGCAGCCGATGCCGGATGGCGTAGACGCTCGGGCGCCCCTCGGCCTGCCAGTGACGACCGTTGCGCCGCTTGCTCATTCGGGCACCGCCTCAACCTGCTGGGCACGCACCAACAGCTCGGCGAGGTATCGAACCCACTTCTCGGCGTCGGCGGCGGTATCGACGCGCGGGTAGGTCATCGGCTCGGGCAGGTCTCGCGGCGAGGTGACCACCGCGATCTGCCAGGTATATCTCTCGCCGAGCTGCGTGTAGTCGCGCACCTCGAGCGCCATTGCGAGAGTGCCATGTTCGCCGCGCGCCCGGATCCGGCTAAGACCAGACGACGACACATCGCGGCTGATCGTGATGCTGTTTTCGCCCATCAGACGATCTGGCCTTTCGATGCGTACTCGTTGATGAATGCCTGCACGTCGACCAGGTGCTCAGGGCAGAAGACAATGACGCTCGTGGCGACGATCTCCCCGGCCTCGGTGCGCGTATAGCCTTCGTCGATCAGCGCAAGGGCCACACCAGCCACGCCGCCAGCCGACGGGTACTCGTCGATCGTGTCGCACACGACCGGAATGCCGTACAAGGCAACAGCATCGTCGACGCCGTCAGCCTGGGCGGGTGGCGCGGTGAGGCCGGGTAGCAGAATGGCGGCGGCGATCAGCACGGGCGCCCACAGCCAGTCACGCAGGCGCACGGGCTTATGCTTGGCGGCGTCCTCGGCGGCCTTCGCCGCGTCGGCGGGTGTCCATATCGGACGGACATTGGCGGGTACGCTGTTGGTGCTCACAATTGACCTCTTCTCTTGTGGGTGAAAAGGCCCCGGCCGTGGCAGCGGCGCGGGGCCGCTTACTACGTGGTGATGCGAAAGCTGCTGATCAGCTCGCCGGCGAGGTAGGCGCCGAGGTCACTGCCCTTGGGGTCCGCAGTCCAGACGCGGGTAGCAGCGGCGATGCGCGCGGCCAGGTCGGCGTGGCCGACGGGCAACGGCGGCGCGGTCAGCTCGGCGCCCGGGTCGGATCCGGGGATGTAGTAAGGCGAATCGGGGCACTTGTGGAGTCGCTGCCCGTACTCGCCCGCGATGCACACTCGGCACTTCGATGGCGCCTCGTGCACCTCGCACTCGGCCTCGCCGTCGGCGAGCGCGTCGGTCGCGGCGGTCACCGCTTCGTCGTAGGTGAGGCCGTAGTCACGGTTGAGCGCGTTGGCCATGGCCTTTCGGCTGAGCGGTTCGAGGACCACCTCGAGCAGGTGACCGACCTCGGCCAGGCCGCAGTGAATGACCTCGTTCAGTGCGCGGTTGAGGCGATCGACGATGCTCATGCGAACACCGCCAGTGCCAGGACAGCCGCCATCGAGATCAGGCTGCTGATCGTCACCAGCCAGAACAGGGCGATCGAGTGGCCCGCCGAGGGGGGCGCCGTGCGGGGAATTCCGGCGCTCACCCCCTCGGCGGTGTGCACGCGCCGACACTCTGCGGTGCATGCCACGGGCGGGTGCCCACACTGCGGCTCGGTGGAGCGCGGCAGGTCGAGCTCGTCGAGGTCGAGGAACTCATCAGTGAGACCGGCGTCGGTCAGGCCCGAGGCGTCGAGATACTCGCTCATCGGGTCACCGCCGCGGCGATGCCCTCGGCGATGCCAGCGCGCAGTTCGTCGAGTTCCGACTCCAACTCATCGACGCGCGCCTGCAGCTCGGCGCGGGCCTGCTCGGCGTCGTAGGCAGCCCGGGCGAACTGCTGGAGCTCGATGGACTGCGCGGCCGCGGTCTCACACACCCCGCGGTGGATCGCATGCAGATTGGCGATGGTCGCGGCCGCGTCCGGCTGGTCTGTCAAGGCGCGCTGGGCCCGGGCGAACAGCGCGTCGACGCGTTGCAGCACACGGTGGGCGTACGTCTCGTCACCCGTCGGCATTAGCCCTCCCCTGCTCGTGTTCGGAAATGAATCGGTCAACCTCGACGCGAGTCACCAGCCGGCGAGCGCCAACCTGCACCCACCGCAACTCGCCCCGTTTGAACAGCTCGTAGACCGTCGTCCGGCCAACCCGCAGCGCATCCGCCGTCTCGGGAATCGTCAGCAGCAACCTCTCGGCGAGCGCACTCACGCGGACCCCAACTCATCGACCGCTGGCTCCGGCCAGACGATTCGAGATGAACGCTCGACAACCACAGTCGCGCCATACGATTCGAGAAGATCAGCGCGTTTCTTCGCCGTCGATTGGCTGCCGTAGACCTTGTTGGTGACAGGCCACACGAATTCCGACGTTCCAAGCATCTCGACGTAGCGGCCCTCGGGTCGCCACCCCGGCGGCGCCCACCCCGGAACGGGCGCCCAGAGGTCCTCTTCGGGGTTGACGCATTCGTGTGATCCAGCCGGGTAACTGGTAACCCGGACGCGATACAGGTAGTCGCCGGTGAACCTCACGCGACGCCTCGCGGCGTTAGATCGCCGTACGCGGCAACGTGTTCCGTGATCCACTTCCAGGCGAGGTCCTGGCCGCGAGGGCGAATGTAAGTGGTGGCGGTGGCGTGGTCGTTCTTGACGTCCTTCTTGGTCCAAGCCCATCCGGCCTTTGCGGCCTGCGCTGTGGCGTGATTCCGGTCGGACCGGTCCCCTGAAACGAGCATCCCCTTGCGGCGCAACAGTTCGTAGACGTGCTCCTGAAGGATGCTGATGCCCTGCTTAATCCCCCATTGTTGGACTTCGCGTGCGAACGCCTGGCGGTTCACCGAGGCGTTGTCGGCGTTGGAGTGTGCCTCGGCCTTGGCGACGAGCGGTGCGTCCTTCTCGATGCGGGCCTCGAGCATCTTGTTCTGTTGCTCGGCCAATTCGGCGCGCTCGTATTGGTCAGCCGCGAGACGCAGCGCTTCGGGCAACGTCTTCGGGATGAGAAATCGAACGTTGTCGATGGACCCGGACTCCGTCTCGAGCAGGTAGTCACGTACCCGGCGGGCGACTGTGGAGTCACGAAGCAGCATCCCAATGCGCAGCACCGCTCGACGCGGAAACAGGCTCAGAGACGGAGCATTCCGCGGCATCCCCAGCTCATCGGGAGTCGCGTTCAACTTGGACGTGACCTCGGAACGGGCCACGACCTCGAAACCGTCGTCGTCCAACTCGTCGCGGTTGCGCTTAACGATGGTCAGGACGGTCTCGCGCGGCACCTCGTAGAACTCGGCCACCATGTTCGTGGTCGCGTGGATATCGCCAGGCAGGCAACGGAGTACACCCACCTTGTCGATCACGTCGACGCGGCCAGCGAGCGCATCACGTTCAGCCCTCGCGTCAGGTAAAGTCAGGTCCGACACAGGGTTTCCTTTCTGTCAATGCCCCCGCCCCGTCCGGCGGGGGTTTCTTATGCGGCCGGTTCGCCCCGACGACGCGGTTCGTACTGGGTGTCGATCTCGAACTGCGGCACCCCCAAGGCGTCGGCGTAGGCAGCGAGCATCCGAGCGCTTGCGCCGCGGTGACCGTTCTCGATCGCGGAGATCGTTCCGCGGTCTGTCTTGATGCCGTGCTCGGCGAACATGTGGTCGCAGACGGCCTGGATCGTGAGTCCCTTGGCTTTCCTCAGGGTCGCGGTGGTCACAACTGGGACGGGCACCCTTGGCCTTTGATTGGAGTACTTGCCGGACTTGACTGGACCTCCGTTGGGCATATCGCCAAGGTTAGTGCAAACATCGGTACTCAACAAGGATTTAGTCGGGAAAACATTGGCCTACATGCCGAACAACATCGGTGTGATTAAGTTCGCAGGTAGCAGCTGTATCCGAATGTTTGCCAAAGGGGGCTATTGTTTGCCAAACTTTTCGGGCATTGTTGGCCGTATGACAACGAACCTGGATTGGGAACGTTTAGGGCGCTTCGTCCGAGCGGCACGCGGCGCCCGTGCACAAGCGGACATAGCGTCCAATGGCGGGCCGTCCGACGAGACGCTAAGCAAAATCGAGCAGGGCCGCTGGCGCCCAACGCGGAGCGTTCAGAAGACGCTTGAGAAGCTGGAACTTGGCCTGGGGTGGGCACCTGGAAGTGCCAGCGCCGTCTTGGCAGGGGGCGAACCGACTCACCTTCACGCCGACGACACCCAGGCGGCCGCGTCACAAGCCCATCAGCCGAGTAGCCACGTGCCTGAATTTCTGCCGGCCGCTCAACTTACTTGGGAAGTGGTCAATGACCTTGTCAACTCACCAGAGGGTGACCCCCTGCGCGAGTGGAAGGGGCAGCGCGCGGTTGTCGCCACTGCTGACACCCTTACTGATGCGCTCCTGAGGCTGAATGTAGGACCGGCTGCGAAGTCACTGATCCAAGAGATGGGCCATGCCGCCCACCAGCTCATGAAAGACCAAATTTTCGCTATCCAGCAGGCCAATAAAGAGGAGGACGACCATGACGCGGAAGCTGCCACGCAATCGGATGCATCAGATGAGATGACGCGGGCTGCGGCCCGTACCGCGTCCACAATCGAGCGCAAGCTTGAACAGCTCCTCGCCGAAGTGGCGTATATCGACCCGACGTTGGACATCCGGGCCGAGTTTCACCAGCAGCGCGAAGCCTTGGAGCCTGTGCTTGATACGCCGATGGGTCAACGGGCCTGGCTTCGAACGGAAATCAACTTCGTGCGCCGCGCCGCGCAATCGCTCCGCACCCACCAAGACAATCCGGCGTTTGCGCGCCGCGTACAAGAGCTGATAGCCGAAGCCGAGACGATCGCAAACACGGGCCTGGCCCTCGTCGGGGCCAGTGAGTCGTCACAACGGCCGCTATCTAGCGCGGGCGGTCGAGTGGACTTCGTCTTCATGTCAGACGCCGCCAGCAACACACAGCCGTTTACCGACACGCCGCCGAGCATCGATGACCTGGGCATCGCCGCCCGAACCGCCCCGCCGGGGTACCCCAAGGGGCAGCCCGAGCAGGGCGACGCGGATTCAGCGCTCGACGATTTACGCCGAGACGCCGAGTCCGCGCAGGACGACCACGGTTTCAGCGCAAGCTGACCTCCGGGATACCGCCGGGGCGATGGCGGATTCTCGACCACACCGTCTCCAGTGCGTCAACGACGATTCGAAGATCCTCGACCGACCAGTGTTTTACCCTCGGGAGTGCCCTGAGCAGCGCTACGAGCCGGTGACGCAGATGCTCCCACTCGTCGTGCTGGCTGTGTTTACGAATTGTGTGATTGTGTAGGTAAACGACAACTTGACCCCCAGCTGGGGAGCTACCAGAATCACCGATGACCTGCACAGATGGCACTTCGCTGGTCAAGCGCCCTATACGTTTCTGTACACGCCATGTACCCTCAGACATTGATCGACTTACTCCTGATACTTGACATGGAACGGGACGGTTGGTCGCTCGGGTGCCCTGGTGTTGCCGCACTGGGGCACCTGCTTGTTGGAGGCTCATGTTCTTCCACGGTTGGCGAATCTATCGGGGCTCCTTTTGGTCTGCTGACGAACTCTCGGTTGCCAGATTGCTTGCTCCCTTGGATTGGATCACTTCTAAGTGACACGGTCCAGCAGTAGAGCCGGATTCGGTGGATAGGTAACGGTTTTCGGCGTATAGGTCGGCGGTTCCTTTCTCGGCGTGTTGTTACAACGGATAGGACGCTACATCCCATTTGGCGCCCAACCCCCTACCCGCGACAGGACGGATTTCGGTCGATCGCGCCCCACCCGAAAAAGCACGGGAAAGGCATTTTTGGGGCCCTGCGGCAAGTGAGTTCCGCGGAGACCTGCCGTCTCCGCTGGTCACGCCTGTTGGTTTGTCCATGTGCGTAGTAGAGCACAGAGTTTGGACACGACATAGCGATCGCCGATCGACGAGATCGCCCGACCTCATGGGGTCCCACTCCTCGACACAATCGGACGTTCTGCCGGACCTCAAGAGAACCCCAGCTCAGGAACGGACAACACACCTACAGCGGAACTCCGATGGTGATGAGAGGTCCTAGAGACCCTTACTGACCTGGGATTATTCACCCCTAACTGACGATCGCGGCCCCTTGTCCGCTTGAACAATGTTCGTTCACGCCCAACGCGGGGACCTGCCGTCTCCGCTGTTCGACATCACTTGATTGGTGCATGTGGGCAGCAGGCCAGCGTTCCATCCGCACGACGCGCCTGAGCCTGGCGGGACCCCGATAACGGTTTGACCACCTCGTCAATCGACCATTGCGTACAGCAATACACTCACCCAACAAGGACGCTGACGCGCGGCAAGGGAAGAGGACCTGGATTCAGGGTGAAACGACGAATTTCGGGCGGCATAGTCGCCGCGCTTGGAGTCATCCTTATCGCTGCTGGTGTGTTTACGAGCCAAACACTGGTGGTCCTTAGTACCGGTGCCATGTCAGAAAGCCTGCGATGCGGGACTGCCTTTCATCGCGACGAAGAGGCGGCAACGGCATATGCCATCGGACGGGCCAAACGCAGCGTGATGGAGGAGTCACTCCGCGACCTGGTCAATCAGATGCAAAGTGATCCGAACCAGCCTGGACATGAAAGCAGCAAGGGCCATGTCGACCTCAACGCCGAATGCGCTCGCACGCTGTCTGCGAAGCGCAAATGGTCGATCGGGTTTGTCTCAGTCGGCGTGCTGCTGGCTGCCTTCGGCTTCTTGATGTTCGGTCTGAGCTTCCGCAATCGCCAAGGTGGCGACGAGTCCGGTAGGTTAAAATCGCGGCTGCAGAACCTCGTGGAGGGTGCGCGATTTCCGACATGGATGCGTGCTTGTCCCGATTGGATTCAGGCTTGCCTCGTTAGCGCTAGCGGCCTCACCGGCGGATTCGCAGGACTAGCTAACGGAGTAGCTCGTTGGACTTGGGTCAGCGTCACGGTAGTTATCTGGATCTTCGCGGTCCTGCTGTCTGTAGCACGGTCGGTGGAGACCGTCCGGCGCAAGAATGAACTCAATCGGTTGAAGGCGGATCATCAATCTGCAACACAGGATCTTCTGGGGAATCAGCTTCATAGCCTTGTTCAGCTGACGGCCGAGGCCGTCGCAACGGATGACCCTGCCGAGCGCCGCAAACAAGCCCGTGCCGCACGTCAGGCGCTCATTTCCGCAGCAGCTCACCTTGTTGGCACAGTCGGAACGAGAGCAAATCTGTTCCGACTATCCCCTGGCCGCGACGAGATGCGCCTGGAACCCCTTGCATTTGCCGGTCGTGGTAAGCGCTCTACAAGGGTGTTTCGTCCGGGAGATAAGACATTCGACTTGGCGATGATAGAAAAGGGCCGCTTTGTGAGATCAGCGAAGGAGGAACTTGTTGGTCACGAGCGTGACGTGCCCTACGAGACGTTCTTGACCTACCCAGTGTCGATTGGACAAGACCGCGTCCATGGTGTTCTCACCGTCGACAGCCTCAACTCCGGCGACTTGGACGAAGCTAGAGACATGCCGATCATGGCACTGTTGTCGGCTCTCATCGCCACAGCCTATGAGAGCGAAAAGTATCCGAAACCCCGGTGAGATCGAAACGACAATGCCGTAGTTTGACGGCATTGTGGGTACGCTGAAGTACGCGGGAACCAGTCACCGCAGAGGAGTTGATGATGAAGCACAGCACTGAACGCATCTTCGACGCACGCGATGCCGAGGCCATCAAGCTCCTAAAGACCGATCCAGACGCCTTCTTCGAGAAGAAGCGGAAGCAGCCGTTCGGCTTCGCCGTGCCAGCCGACAAGCAGAATGACGAGAACTCATCACACTGAGCTAATCCCATCTGTGTAGTTCCTGCTCAGACCTAGTTTTGTCGGTGACATCCCCTACCGTCCACCAGTATGGGGATCGAGGGCTTTTGGCATCCGTGGCGCACGCTACGCGACCAGCACGCCGACATCGATGTGTCCTGCCGCTACCGGCTGCCGGACCACATCATGGGCCTGCAGCGTGGCGCGAGAATCTGGTTGTGTCGCACGCTGACGCAAGCTGAACGCCGCTGCACCCTTACCCACGAGCTGGTCCACCGCGAGCGGGGACCGGTGCCGGCCGATCCAGCCGACGCGGCCCGCGAAGAACGGATGGTCGATGAGATCGCCGCACGGAGGCTGATCACATTCGACCAGCTCCTTGATGGCCTGCGGTGGTCCCGGCGACCGCGCGAGCTCGCAGAGCATCTATGGGTCGATGAACCCACGCTGCAGACTCGAATGGCTACCCTCGACCCGCTCGAAGTGGCAGATCTAGAACATGAACTCAACGGGGACTGGCTGTGGATCCCCTAACCCCGGCGGAGTGCGCCATGCTTGACCTCGAACGCGACTGGTGGGCGACCCAGGTCGGCAAAGAATCCGCAATCGTCGACCGGATCGGTGTCAGCCCCGTGCGGTACTACCAGCGGCTCAATCGCCTGGTGGAGACCGAGGCAGCGTTGGCCTACGACCCGGTCACAGTGAACCGGTTACGGCGCCTCCGAACGAAAGGACGAGCCGATGGCTGAACGTCGGCACCTGCCCCCACAGATCAAGCGTGTCGAGCTGGAGGCGCGTAGCGGCGGTCGGCCAGTGGTGCGGTACGAGCTCATCGTGGACGTCGGCGTGGTCGACGGGAAGCGCAAACGCCTTCGCAGACGGTACCCCACCGAGAAAGAGGCCCGCGACGCGCTCGCCCAGATCCGCGGCCAGGTCGCACAAGGCACCTACGTGCATCCCACCCAGCGCACCGTCCGCGAAGCGTGCGACGACTGGCTAGCCGGGAAACGGGCCGCCAACCGCGCAGAGTCCACCGTTGACGGCTACGAGGAAAAGCTGACGGTGGTGATCGAACAGCTCGGCGAGATCGAAATCCAGAAGCTCACCAAACGCCACCTCGACGACCTTGTGACGGCACTGCGCGAGGGCGGCCTCCCGTCCCCTAATGGGAAGCCGCGCAAGCCTTGGTCGCCCCGGTCGGTCAACTACTTGCTGGGCCTGCTGGTCTCGATCCTGGAGTCCGAACAGAAGCAGGGCCACACGGTGCGCAACGTTGCCGCACTCGTCGACCGGATCGAGGCCAATCCAACGCCGCCCGATCCCCTCACCGAGAGCGAGGTGGAGACGCTACTGGCGCATATCGCAGGCGACCGCTACGCGATCGCGTGGGAGCTCGCCCTGGCCGGATTCCGCTTGGCCGAGATCAGCGGTCTGCGATGGTGCGACGTCGACCTCGACGCGAGAACGGTGACGGTGCAGAACACGCGCCTGCAGCGCGGCAAGAAGAGGATCGAGAAAACTCCGAAGTCGCGGGCCAGCCGGCGCGAGCTGCCACTGCCAGACGACCTGTTCGCTGCCTTCAAGGCTGCCCGCAAGATCCAGGCTGCCGACCAACTGCGGCTGGGCGAAGCGTACGAGGCGAGCGGCTACGTGGTGGTGAACGAGGCTGGCACCCCGTTGACGCCGAACGCGATCGAGAACCGGTGGGCACGGGTGCTCAAGGCGGCCGGTCTGCGCCACGTCCGGCTGCACGATGCCCGGCATACGTGCGGGACGCTGATGCATCTCCGCGGGGTGCCCACAGCTCTGATCTCGGCGTGGCTTGGCCACGCGTCGAAGGCGTTCACGCTGCAGACGTACGTGAACCCCAAGCCGGAGTCCCTGGTCATCGCGGCGCAGAGTTTCACGCGAGTTGGCACAATTCGGCACAATTCCGGCTCCTAGGACCAAAACAGGTCCCCTCGAAAGGGGGCCTGACCTGGGTGGCAGGTGCAGGATTCGAACCTGCGTAGGCGTAAGCCGACGGATTTACAGTCCGTGGAATAGCGTTCTAACGTGTTCGGCGATGTTCGCGATTACGCCCCTGAGCTGCGCAAACCGTTTGGGGGTATTCGGCGCTGTTCGCGCCAGTTCGGCGCAAGTTGTCACAACTCTGGCACAACTCGGCCCGTTGTTTAGGCGCTCAGGGCAGCGCGGTAATCCACCATTAGCGACTGGCATTAATATGCCGACCATGTCAGCCGCACCGCCTCAGCCGCCCGCGGGTTGGTACCCCGATCCTGACGGGGCCCCGACGCAGCGCTACTTCGATGGCAAGAAGTGGACAGACCAGCTCGCCCCGCTGGCTGCACCGGCCCGAGCCGACGATGGGTACTCCACAAAGTCATCGGCGGTCGCTGGCCTGCTTCAGATATTTCTCGGATGGTTTGGCCTAGGGCGGTTCTACATCGGAGACACCACCATCGGCATCATCCAGCTGGTCCTGGGCATCTTCGGGTGGATAACCACATTCATCTTTATCGGCTGGATAATCCTGTTCATCCTCAGCGTGTGGGTGATCATCGAAGGCATCTGCATGCTCGCAGGCGTGATACCCGACCATCAGGGCCGCAAGCTGCGCTGATCACTCCACCGCCCACCCGACGTTGGTTGTAAGCTCCGCGCATGGGCGGGGAGTTTGCCGAGTCGTCGGACCCAACCGAGCTCGCCGGCGTGGCCGACGCCGACACCATGTCGGCCTACGCCTGGTCCCAGGCGAGCGAACTAGATGAAGACGAGCCGCGGCAGGAATGGCCGTTTTGGGTGACCGCCGCCGCCGTGGGGTTGAGCCTGTCACTGGTGGCGGTCGCCGCAGTGCTGGCCTACCGCCACATCGGAGCGGAACGTCCGACGACGGTTGTGGCCCCGACTTCACCCATCACGGCGACATCGCCGCCACCGCCACGGCCCGCAGCTGCACAACCCCCGGTGCAACATTCCACCCCAACGAAGACGGTCCAGTCAGCCTCACCGGCGGTTGTCGCTCTGCCCACCCGCGGGGGCAGTGTGTTCGTGAGAACGCGCTCAGGGAAAACTGTTTGCCAGATGTCAGCTGGCGACGTCAGGTGCAACGTGGATTTCCTCAGGCCCACGCCTATCCTGAATGGGTTGCCCGCCACGGGGGTGATGACTACTGCGCGCGGTAATTGGCAGTGGCTCGTCGGAGACCCTGGGGATCCCGAATATCAGATCCTTGGCTACGGGACGACATACAGGGCACTTGGCTGGACGATCACACCCACCAGCGAGGGGACCACCTTCATCAATGACGCGACCGGTCACGGGATGACTGTGAGTGTTGAGGGATTCACGCCATTCTGACCACCAGATGCTGGAACCGGCCGCGTCTCGGCTGCGTCTTATTGTCATGCGAACCGTTGAGGTCATCGATTCCGAGCTGCGCGCACTGACGGCGTTCCGGGCGGCGTGCGCAGCCGACGGTGCGCCGGTGCGGTCGACAGCGGCCGTCGATGGGCTACTCGATGAGCGTGCAGCCATCGCCAGAGAATCAATGACACACAGGAGATCGAGTACGACTACACCCCTTCAGAGGGTTGACCTACACCCTTAGTTAGGGCAAAGGCATGCGCGTCAGGCAGTTTGGTATCCGAGGGCGCGCCTCACCTGAAGGATGTGGTCGAGACTCGGACTTGCGGGAGTGCCCGGCACCCGAACGTAACGGCCGCCATCAGCCTCAGCGACATCCACCTCGGCATCGAGGACCGTGGTGTCAAAGGGAATTCCGTCGCGAATGTATGTCAGCCGACCCACGCTTACTTCTGGCGGCTTCTGGCCTTGCGCCACCATCGTCTGTTCGGTTACTGCGCCTAGATGATCTGGCTGCCAAGCTTCTACCAACGCGCTCATGTAGCTCATCAGCGTGCGTTCGTCAGTCGCCTCGTCCACATCAAATGCTATGTGATTGTAGGGACGTCGCTTGTCGACGAAACCCACTCGCGCCGAGTACTTGCACCAGCGCGGACTGCTTGACGGATCGCTTACGAACTCTCGGAACAGTTTGATGTTAAGTCCGGGCGCCGAACGAGGCCCCCGACTCACTCGTTCAGTCACCGTCTTGATGGCATTCTCGATCGCATTGATGTCATCGATGTCAAGACGCTCGAAGTCCGAATTGGCGTCCGGCTCCATCTCATTCGGCTGCCAAAACCCCCATGGCCCATACCTCTCGGGCTCGGCGGGCAGCCGACGCAGTGAGCGTTGGAGCCGATCTGCACTTGTCCGCATCGGATCTGGACGGTTGCCCCATCCACCGACGATCCACAGCACGCGTGCCTCCTTCACTCCGCCGGAACCACCGTGACGGTGATCCAGTCGCCGTAGCCTTCCTGGCGGACCACTCGTTGGATGGCTTCGGCTACTGCCGGCTCAGCTACTCGCCACTCGACCGGGATGCCCCGCGACTCAGCAATTCCGTATTGACGTTCGAGCTCGTCAGGAATGTCTTGTGCTGGACCCACATTCGGTTTGAAGTCACCGCTTTCGTCGACCATCCAAGCGTAGCCGGCGCCTTTGGATTCTACCAGCAAGCCGTCAGGGCCATTGTCGGGCTCGTATCCGTCGAAGTCGACAACGACGGCGTCTGGGCCGACGATCTCGTATTCCATGCCAGCTGGGAAGCCGGTAACTTGCTGCTCGTAGTCGCGCCACTTTCCTTCCCTGCGGCTCTTGGAAACCCACGTTCCCGGCCCCTTGGTGAGGTCCGACGGTATTTCCGCCCGGTCGGCAATCAATTCCGGCGCCTCAGGAGGTGACTTCAGTGCGTTGAGAGAGCCTTCGACGCTTGTCTGATATTTGGCCCCCGCCTCGATCGCCTTGTTTCTCAGCTCCTGGTATTTCATCGCCGCGATAATCCCCATAACAGGGCTGAAGGCACTCATCTGAGCCGCAAGCTTCGCAGTGCCTAACTCGTCAGGGGTCGGGGTCTCGGATTGGGCGGTGTCGAAGGCGCCGGCGCACTTCTCGGCGTTTGTCGCGAGTTTCTGTGCCCATTCGGCCGTATTGATCAGCCAGGTCCCGTGCCGGAACACTTTGGGCGAGGCGTTATTTCCCGAATCCGTCCAGTGTTCGTCGATCGACATGCTGATTCGCTGTGACTCATAGCCGATCTGGGTGATGTCATCGCTACCACGGCGCCAGCGTCTCCCGAAGTCCCACACATCGCTCGACCCTTTGCCGGAGTGTATCGCTTCCGAGAACTCCTCTGGGCCCAAGGACTGGGGTTCAACAGAAGGTACCTTCGTAGTGGTCTTCTTCGGCTCGGGCTTCTTGGGCACGGCAATCGTTGGCGGCCCTGCGGACGCTGGTCGAGGAGCTCCCACAACATCGATGCGGCTTATTTCGAGCGCTCCCTGCTCGTCGGCGACCTCGAACATCACCCCTGACGCGGTCACGATCGATCCGCCATGTTCGCGAATGGACTGCGCTTCACTGAGCCGTTGGCACAGACCCTCATCGTGCGCCGTGAGTGCCGCAGCCATGCTCGTCGACACGGGATCTGAAGCCGGCGCTGGGCAGGCCTCCGCGGTAGGAGACGGCACGCCGAGCGCCGCCAAGTCTCGGCCGTCGGCCGCCAAACCTTCGGCGTCGACTTCCAGCCGGTCCGACACCCCGCCTCCCCCAAAGCCGACTGCTCCGCTACCGGGATACGCTACCGCCGCTATCGGGGTATCTGATGCACCAAATTTTCGGTATCGACTGGATTGAGTTCATGGACGCAGTCGGCCGTTGCGCCGGGGCAATCCCCCTCCCACCATCGGGGTAGCTTGCCCAGAGCGTGAGCGGAACCGCCCGCGCCCCGGCTGCGTCCAACCCGTCATGCGAACCGTTGAGGTCATCGATGCCGAGCTGCGGGCGCTCGCGGTCTATCGCACTCTTACAAATAGAACGTCTTGATGATGACGCCAGCCAACACGGAGCCGACGGCCGCGAGGGTGAGGATGCAGACCAGCACGCGGAAGATGAGGTCCGCAATGGTACAGAACTTCGTCAGTTTCGGGTGCTCCTCTGAGTATTTGCGGACGCGGCCCTGGTCAGTCTTGTGGTTGCAGTTGGCCAGCGCCTTGTAGTGTAGGAACTCGCTAAACGGCGCGGCATTGACCAATCCGTTCAGAAGGTTTCCGCCAGGCATGTCGGCCGAAAGGGCAATCTGAGCAGGGCTCCTAGGGGAGTCCTCCGACTGCTCCAGTTCTTTCGGGTTCTCGTATAGCTGATCTACTTCTTCGGGCGAGACATTGGCGCCGCCCGGCGAGGCAGGGGCCGTCACAGGCCAAGATTCCGCATTCGCAGCGTCGCAGCGTCGACCGAAACGTGCAGCTCTCTGGCTATCTCGATGACATCGAACCCATCCCGCACTAGCTCGCGCATCACTCGTTCGGGCATGAGGAGGTTCGCAGCAAACTGGTTTGCGTAGATCTCACTACCGTCGATTCCGCAGGACGCCAAACCGTCACGTTTGAACACGTATGTGTCTGGGGCGTTTTCACCTTTACCGAGAATCGCGAAGTAGTGGCCGAGCTCGTGGGCGCAGGTGAATCGTTGACGTACCGGGCTGTGCTCGCTGTTTAGGAAGATGTCGGGTGCTGAATTCGGGGACCGCTTCACGATGTACCCGGACACGTCGGCGGGCAAGGCGGTGGAGTACACATTGATACCCAGTTGCCGCGCAACCACGACAGGGTCGACCGGCGTGAAGATGATGTTGTCGGGGCCGATAAATGGCTCCAGCGCGCTCGCTGCGGCTGCCTGCGGTGTGAGGGTTCCTGGCATCATGTCCTCCTTTCTTGCTCCAAGTATGGACGATAGTGGGGGTGGTCAGCGTGATTTGGGGCCCTCATCCACCAGCGGAATCGACATTGGCGGGGATAAACCCAGAACAAGCAGTGTTTAATGACTAGACACTTGCGCTGTTTAGCCGTTAAACTTAGACTCATGAAGTCACGGGACGTGAACCGCAGGATCGAATCGCTCGGCGGCATCGAGACGCGCCAGCGCGGCAGTCATCGCCGCTACGCCGTCGTCTACACCGACAAGTCGGGCAACGAGCGCACTGCGTTCACTACCGTGCAGCAGCACAAGGGCCAGGAGATTCCCCTCGGAACCCTCCGGGCGATCCAGCGGGATCTCGAACCGGCATTTGGAGAAGGGTGGTTGCTCGGATGAACTACACCGCGACCGTCACCCGCGAGGGTGATATGTGGCTTGCCGAGGTGGCCGGCCTGCCCGGCGCTCACGCGTACGCGCGGACCCTCTCGCGCCTGCGTGAGGAACTCACCGACGCGATCATCTTGTCGGCCGACCTCGCCGATGACGCCGTCGTCAGCATCGAGTTCAACCTCGATCCGCAGTTGTCGAACCATCTCATCGTCGAGGCTTTCGAGGTGGCCCGCCAGCGGATAGCCCTGCGCGACAAAGAGTGCCAGGTGGTACGGGAAACCGCCGAGGTGGCAAAGAAGCTCATCGCAGACGGGTGGTCGGTGCGCGATGCCGCCGGCGCACTCGACGTGACACCGGGGCGTATCTCGCAGCTCGTCAGGAACTAGCCGACATACGACGAACCGCCCCCACCGACCGAAGTCGATGGGGGCGGAGTCGCGTTCGTGGGGCTGATTAGAACAGCGCGTATACCAGCAGGGCGGCGCAACCAGCCAGGGTGATCGCCAGGAACACCGCCCGGTAGCACTCCAGCTGCGGGTCGGACATCAGTCCTCGTCGGCGTATCGGGCTCGGCGGGCGGCCTGGATCGCGGTGTGCACTGCGGCCAACTCGGCGGCACCGGCGGGCACCAGCGGGATCAGGGCGGTGACCGCGTCGATCAGCCGATCGACCGATTCGTCGCGGAGGGCCAACGCGGCCTCGCACCGCCGACAGCGCCGGTCGATTTCCTTGTATGCCTCGGTGCGAGTCTCGTCGAGCAGCTTCGACCACTTGCTGGTTGCCTCGGCGAGCAGATTGTCGCGCTCGACCTCTTCGCGTTCGGCGGCGTTCTCGACCTGGCGGGCGAGCGCGTTGGTGTGGCGCCGGTTCATGATCGCGAGGATCAGCGAGACCGCCGCGCCGGCGATACCCGATGACAGGATCGCCGGGCCCCACGCGTTCACTCGCGCACCTGCTGTTGGGCCTGCTCGGTCGACAGGACGAACGCGCGCCGGAACCGGTGCATGGTGTGCAGGATCTGCGTCGAGCGCAGGAACGCGGCCAGCGAGATCGCCGCGGTAATCGTCATACCGAGACCCAGCCCGTCGGACAGCCCGTAGCGCTGCCAGGTGATGAACGCGTAGTACCCGAACACCGAGGCGGCCAGCGTCTGCCCGGCGAACTCGACGCCGAGCCGCAGCCAGCCGTCGCGAACCCAGGTGGCGCACAGGCAGAGACTGCACGCGATGACCGTCTGTACGTTGAGCCACACCGACATACGGCCAGACTCCTCGGCCAGCGTGCTCGACGGCAGCGGCCCGATGAACAGCTGCGACGCGGCGAGCAGCAGCAGGCCGACGCAGATGCACCACTGCCAGGGATGGCGCGACTTGCGGGGTTTGGGCAGGACCGCCACCGCGATCGGCGGCAGCTCGCGGTAGCTCACAGGGTGCCGTCTTTGCGCTGCTGATGAACTGCGACGGCCGCCGTGCCGTTGCCGACCGCGGCCAGGGCGGCGACCAGGCCGAGCCACAGCGGCACGGCGTCAGCTTCAACCACGCCGTAGAAGACGGCGACGGCCAGCGCCGCGGTGGCCACCACGTAGAGGTACTGACGAACAGCCGGACTGGGCGGAATGAGCTTCATGATGTCCCTCCTAGGGGTGATGTGGCGATGGATCAGCGCCGGAATGCGGCGATGACGTCGTAGCCGACCTGAATGCCGGTGCGCCCACCGAACTCTGGTTTGGGCAGGTGGTACTCGCTGTGCGCCTGCAGGCCCGGCAGCGCGGCCAGCAGTGCGACCAGCTGCGGGATGTTGGTCAGCACGCCGCGCACCGACAGCAGCTCGATCAGGGCGGGGTTTGGCTTGTCCTTGGCCCCGAGCACGCCGCCGATGACCGAGCCGAGCAGGCCGCTACCCGCACCGGTGACGGCGGCCAGGACCGGCAACGCCGCCGGGTTGGCCAGACCGCCACTGAGGAACGGGGCCACCAGGTTCAGCAGCGCGGGCACGATGATCTGCGCCGAGTAGATGACGAACGGCAGCTCGGTCTCGGCGCGGATGAACCACTCGTAGAACAGGGGCCGGATCGTGTCGGTGGCCTCGGCGTAGAAGTCGCCGCGGGTCGTCACGTTGGTGATCAGCCGCAGCAGCCACAGCGGCCGGGTCTTGCGGGCGATGCCGGTCTTGTCCTTGGACGGGTTGCCGAACTGGATGACGCCGTTGAGCCGGTCGCGGATCAGCTCGAACTCGCCGCCGTCGCCGAAGAGGTGCTCGAGCGCGTCCTCGAACCCGTCGGCGGACTGCGAGTAGCCGGACACCCAGATTTCGACGTCGACGCGGGCGTTGCGGTCGCGGCGGCGCGCGGCCATGGCCTCGATGACGTCGGGGTTGGTGCGCAGCAGGCGCGCGAACTCGGCGGCCTGGGCGCCGGTGACGTCGAGGTAGGAGAATGCCGGGTCGCCTCCCATGAGGCCGAGGTAGCCGCCGATGGGGTAGCCGACCGGCTGGTGGTTGATCTTCAGGATGTTTCGGCACAGCTCGCCGAGCTCGAAGCTGGGTCCGACGTTCCATGGGGCGCCGGATCCGGGCGCGGTGTAGATCCAGATCTTGCGGCGCTCGGTGGCCGGCGGCTTGGTCCCGCCGTAGCCGACGATCGCCGCGGTGGCCTCGTCGAAGACACCGGTGATCGCGACCGCGTGGCCTGCGGCGACGAGTCGGCGTTGCATCTCGCGGGTGAACTCGGCGTCGCTGTTGCCGTAGTAGCCGTCGACCGGGCCCATGAGCGCGGCGTAGGACTCGGCGTAGGCGCGGGCCCACCGCTGCCAGTGCGTGACGTCATCACCCCGGGCGTCGGATGAGCCGAGCTTGAGCGGCAGGCGCGCGGTCATGACGCGGCCTTGTGCAGGTCGGCGATCGCCTCGACGACGTACTTGCCGCGGCTGCCGTCGTCGACCTTGCCGAGCAGCGCGGGCCAGCCCTTGGCCTGCGGGCCGAACAGCTGCTCCCAGACCTGCTTGAGCATCTCGTCGCTCGACGGGTAGGTGAACCCGGCCGGGGCGGGCGGTGGCGTGGTGATCGCGCCGAGGGGCACGTAGCCGTGCTCGACGAGCTTGGCCAGGGTGACCGGCCCGACGATGCCGTCGGCCGCCACGCCTACGCGGCGCTGGAACTCGGCAACGACCTTCTCGGTCAGCGGGCCGAAGTCGCCGTCGACGTCGAGCTTGGAGTAGCCGCTGAAGTTGTCGTTGAGGAACTGCTGCAGGCTGCGGACGCGATCGTTGTTGTCGCCGAGCTGGGCGTAGATGTTCTCGATCGGGGTCGGCGCCGGGGTGGTGCCGCCGCCGGTGCCGCCGCGGCGGAACGTCGAGAACCCGTCGGCGCGGATCTTGCGCTTGATGAAGTCGTTGCACTTCGCCTGGTTGTTGTAGGTGTTGTAGCCCATCTGGAAGTGCATCGAGTCCTTGGGGCTGTTCCAGTCGTTGCCCCAGAAGATCATGCCTTCGTAGAACGCGAGAAGTTCACGGACAGCAGCGATCTCGGCTTGGGTGTAGCCGGTGTACGCCTTGCCCATCGGGTGATCGGACCAGTTAAGGTCCATCGCGGTGCCGCCGAGATGGTTCGACGTCGCCACACTGTTGGTGGGAGTCCAGCCGCCCTCGTCGGTGCCGCCGCGGGCGTTGTAGAGCGACTCGACGTAGGCGTGGAAGTCGGCCGCGAACGCCTTCATGATGCGGCTCGGGATGCCGCGCTGCAGCGGGATGACGATGCTCGTGCCGGGGACCGGGCTGCGGTCGAGCAGTTCGGGTCCACAAGAGGGCCAACCATTTTCGGTGATCATGCGCCGTCCTTTCGGGCATAGAAAACCCCGCGCACCTACTGGTGGCGGGGTCGGTGGATCGGTGGGGTCAGAAGTCGGGTCGGTCGTCGATGAGCTTCTCGATGAGCGCCACGCTGCCGCTGGCGAACGCCCACGAGAGCGCGCCGGTGAGCACCAGGCCGCCGAGCAGGCCGACACCGAGACCGACCCACGGGAACGGCTTCTCGATACCGAACACGGTGTAGTTGTCGGGGTGGTCCATCACTCGCCTCGGTACTTGAACCGCGGGGTGATTTGCACCTGCGCTTCTTGGCTGCCGTCGTTGATCACCAGCGACACCGGCAGTTCTTCGGTTCGCAGAAGCGTTGAGCCGTTATGAATTCCGTATCGGTCGATGGCCGTACCGTTCGATACGGTGCCGCCTGGAATCGTGATTGTGACTGTCGATCCGGTAACTTGAGCCTTGTCGATGCCGCCCTCGGTGATGTCGGCGGCTGCACCCCAGGTAGTGTCCGCTGATACGGTGCCGACGCGCGTCGAACCGGCGTAGAGCCCGATCCTGTTGCCAAGCGCGGTGATCACCTCGGCGCACGCGCGTCGATGGGCGGCCTGATATTCAGACATCGAATCTCCTGTCGTTGATTACTGGTGACAGCCGGTGCCGCACCATCCATTACGCGTCCATTTCCCACGCCCACCAGTTGATTCGGGGCGCATGTGCCAGCACGACATTGCGCAACTGTGCACCTTCCTGGTCCTGCGAATCCAGGTAGATCGGGAGGGTGAACAGCGACACCTCCAGCCCATACGCGCCGTCGCCGACCAGGCCGAGCCGGAACTGTGCGCCGTTCTCGTCCGTGGAATCGCCCATGATCGCAAATGAATAGTCCTCGACCGAACCCGGCAGCGCGTCCACCTCTTCCGGAGAGACCTCCGTCCAAGTCACCGGATCGGTGTAGAGAATCGAGAAACGCACGCTCTCGGGATCGGGGTTCAATGCGGCATTCATCAGATACGCCTGCACGATGAGTGGTGGCGGCTCGTCGCCCGCCCCGCGCAACCCGTACTGGATATTCGGGTACCACGTATCGGCATCCCCGGGGCCCGCCAACTTCACCCCTTTGACGCTGAAGTGAAATGCGAACTCGTAGTCCTCGGCGTTTGTGGGGTTACTCAATTGGATGCCCCCTGTCGTTAACATCCTGCTTCACAACACTATTCGTGTCACTGGTAGCAGTAGAACCATGCTTGGCCGCGCGCGCCAGCACCACCCGCCTGGCCGGTGAACTCGGCGGCCGCACCGCCACCGCCGGGCGGATTGCCGGGATTGCCCGACGCACCAGCAGCCCGCTCAGCGCCACCGGTGTACGTCTGCCCACTCACCGTCTGAGTCAACGGGCTCACCGCACGACCGTTCGGATCGATAGCGTTCTGCCCACCAACGCCGCCCGTGGCCGTACCCGACCAACCATCGGTGGCCGCGGTCGTTGAACCACCGGTCTGCCCGCGGGCTGGGTTGAATCCGGCGGCGCTGCCAGCGCCACCCGCACCGACCACCCCGGTGATGATGCGCGCAGTCCACGGGATATGGACGCCGCGCTCCAGGGTGTAGACGGCCCAGTTGCCGCCCCAGCCGCCCTCACCCCACGCGCCGATGGTGATCATGCCGCGCCCGCCACCGCCGCCGCCCAGCAGGATCACGTCGATGTAGCGGCACCAGACCGGGATCGTGAAGGTGTATGCCCCGGCTGTGGTGAATGTCGCCGCCAGCGGGGCGTGTGAGGCGAAACCTGCGGTAGCAGTGTCTGCGCCGGCGCCGCTGTCGGTGACCATCCCGATCGGAATCAGCAGGGCCGCGACATCAGCGCCGCATGCCCAGTCGCCGGTGACGAACAGGGGCACCACCGCGGTGCTATCCGCGCCCAGTCCGAGGTCCGAGCCGAACACACCGGGCGTTGCGAGGTCAGCACCGATACCGAGGTCGGTGCCAAACAGGCCGGCGGTAGCCAGATCAGAGCCGATACCTTGGTCGCCCAGCAGCAGGCGGGGGATCGACATGGCAGCGTCGTCGGTGCCGACACCGTGGTCCGCGGCCGGGATGTTCGGGACCAGCAGCGCGGCATCAGCACCAACACCTTGGTCGCCGACGGTGAACCGGTACCGCGGAAACCATGCCGTCCGGTGCTGGCGTGGCTCAACAGCAGGTGGTGTGGGGAACCACGCTGTTCGGTGCTGTCGCTGCGGGACGGTCGGCGACGGTGACCAGGGCATCAGATGACCGTGTAGCCCGCTGCCACGAGCGCGTCATTGTGTCCGACGTCTCCGTCGATCGCCCACACGGGGGCCAGCGATGTGGCCAGGCCAGTTTCGTCGCACGCGAACGCTTCGACGCGGCCGGTGGCGGTCACGAAACTGACCCGGGTGACCGCGAGGTAACTCACTTGGTCACCGTCGGTGACCTTGTAGTGCAACGTGATCGGGCACCAGGTGCTCATGTCGGTGTCGAGCAATTCGGCGTAGGCCATACCCTCACTCCTCGTCGACGCGGTCAGTCATCGTCACCGCTTGCCAGTTTGTAGATCAGGAATAGGCATCCGTTGGCTGGAGTGCCGGGTGGGCCAGGGGCCACGTTGAATCCGATGGTGCCGATGTTGATCGCCGCACCGCCGCCACCAGACGCCCCGCCAGGAAACCCGCCGTTGCCGCCGGTGCCGCCGGTGATCGTGCCGGATTGGTTACCCGCCCGGCCTCCACCACCGGCCCCACCTCCGCCTCCGGCTTTCCGCTCGCCGGCCATCGGCGCGGTGGCCCCTGCACCGCCGGTGCCGCCGTTGGCCGCCCCGGGTGCGCCGCCAGCTGCCAGTGCAGATCCCTCGCCGGCCTTACCTGGTGACGAGGTGTATGTGGTGCTGTTCGCGCGGGACATGAACGCGCTGCCGCCGTCGCCGCCCCGGCCGGGTTTGGATGCTGAGGCCAGGAATCCGACGCCGTTGCTGATCGCGCCGATACCCGGCACCGACTGCGCCAGCGATCCGAACGAGGTGACCCCGCCGGTCGTTCCTGGTGTTGAGGCCGCGGGCCCGATCGTGCACGCCACCGTGTCAGGGATTGACGCCGGATCCAGTTGCACCGCGTTGTAGCCGCCGTCGATACCGCCGAGGCCACCATCGACTGTGCGAACCTCGTCGGTGCCCAACCGCGCCGTATCACCGGTCTGGCCGCGACCACCACCGCCCACCGGAACAGCCCAGAACTCAAGACATTCAGCCGGGTCGAACGGCCTTGTCCAAGTTTGGTTGCTGACGATGGTCTCCACGATGTAGCCGCCGTACACCGCTTTCTGGATGATCTCGATGGTCTGCCGGATCTCAGCCACCGTTCCGGTGCTGCCGCTGGCTGAACCGCGCCAACCCGCGAAGATGGCCTGCGAGATGTCGCTGATCGCCGAATTGATATTTCCCGAGAGCGACGACAGCGCACCAGTCAGACCTTCAACCATGGACAAAGAGATATTGCCCAGGACCGCAGCAGGATTCGTCAACAGGTTGTGCGCCAGTGATTGCAGGTTGGCGAGCGCTTCGGCGGCGTCGTTGAACCCGTCCTCGGCGCGATCGCGGATCCACTCGATCTCGTCGGACAGGTCGAAGATGTCATCGAGCAAGTTGCCCGACGGGTTGATGCCCAACGCCGACAGCGCTGATTCCACCCATGTGCGAACGAAATTCAGCAGCGACGCGAGATCTTCGGGCAGATCCTTGGTGAACGCCTGCGGGATCTTCTGTGTCGCCTGCAGATACACGTTGTCGAACTTGACCACACCACTGGCCGCGTCTTCGGACGTTCCCCAGCCGATCGCGACGTGAGTGACGTCGGCGGGCACCACGTAGGTTTCCCAGGCGTTGAGCGGGCCCCACGGTTCCGTGCCCGCGGGTGACTCATCGGAGGCCATCCACACCACCGGTTGAGGCGAGGACTCACCCTTGTAGGGCATCAGCTCGACGCGCACCGCGTTCGACCCGGCGGCGGCCACCAGGGATTCGTACTTCACATCGGCGCCGGCCTTGAGCGCCCAGTCCTTGCCCACCTTCAGTGGTTCGGTCCACCGCATCTTGTAGGTGCCGTCGCACTCCACCCGCGCGCATCCCAGCGGGGTAGATCCAGGCGCGCCGTCGGTGGCGTCGTGGGTGATGCCGTCACCCTCAACGATCGTGATTGGATCGTCGAACCCGCCCTCGTACAGCAAGGTTTGGATCTCGTCGGTGAGGAACCCGATCGACAGGGGCCCAAGCAGTGCCGGGACGATTTGCGACACGATGTTCAGGAACGGTTGCACGACGGTGCGCACGAACTCCCGGGCCGCCTCCTGCGGATCGAAGTCGGGCGCCGTGAAGTCGATGCTGCCGAAGAACTGCCGAGCGCCCGAGATAAACGCGGTGATGAACGGCAGATCGATGCCCTTGCCGTCGTTCAAGCTGGCGAGGAACGCCTCCCACGACGACAGGTTGATGCCGGCGGCGTTGTTGATAAATGCGACGATCGCGCTCGGTAGATCCTCGGCCCAGTTCTTGAGCTGCTGAAACGCCGCACCGAGGTCGCCGGGCACGAAGAACCCCACCAGGGCCAGCACGACATCCTTGAGGAACCGCTCGAGCAGCTTGCGCACGAACAGCAGCAGGTCGCCCGGTGTCGGCAGGCTGATGGCGCCGGTTGGGTTGTAACCACCCCATGGAACGTCGGGAAGGTTGTGCAGCGACTCCAGGTTCGGCGTCTGCCGCATCCATTCGGGGAGCGGGTCGGTCACGGCAGCGGCACCGCGTTCATGTTGAACCGGGGCAGGGATGTGGCGTAGGTGGCCGCACCGCCGACCTTCTCGGCCATCAGGTAGACCGTCGCGGCCTCACCGGCTGCCACATACAGCGTGTCATCGGTTGCCGATGCGCCCGTCTCCGGGCCCGACTGCAGCACGACGCGCTGTGTCTGCACGCCGGGCACCGCCTTGCCGATCCCGACAATCTTGCCCGTGGGCGAGTTGAGCCGGGCGACGATGTCTACGGCGATGTCCGGCGACGAGCCGGTGACCGTGACGGCGGCTTCGGGGTCCGGCCGCCACGGCGTGCGGTAGGTGCCGGCGGCGACCGCGATCGTGCCGATCTGATAGGTGGCCGTGGTGCCCGCCGGGGCGTCGTTGAGGGAGGCTGCCCAGTGCATCCCGCCGACCTTCTGTGGCACCAGGTCGAACCCGTCGCCGTCGGCGTTCACCGCAGGGATGGCGCCTGCCACTGGATTCTCTGCAAGATCGGTCGGGTCCCACTGCATGGTGCCGTCCTGGCCGGGTGGGCCACTGCGCTGTGTGGCGTTGAGCTGAACGCGCTGCGGCGTCCCCGGCCCGCCCGGTTGGGTGACAGTGAACGACATCGAGTCTGGTGTTTCGTCGCCGTGCGCCAGCGGCGTCACGTTGACCTCTTCGAGGATCTCGGTCCACGGGCCCGGGTCGCCCTTGACCAGGCCGGCGATGCCGGTGATGCCCATCAGCGGCTTGGCGAAGAAGATGTAGGCGCCACGTTCGGGGTCGGACTCCTTCGGCACCAGCGTCTCAACCACCCAATACTCTTGGCCGTCAACGACCTTGGTGGGGTAAGGCTCTTCGGGCACAGTCTCTCCTACGATCTCGGGGCCAGAGTCCAGACGTTGAACGCCTCGAACAGTCCGGTGATGAACCGCTGATGCTTGGCGATAGATGCCTCTTCGGCTTTGCCGTCGCCGATCTGCACCAGGAACTCGCGGTCACGCGGCGTGTATCGCCACGGGGTGTTCTCGACGTAGTCGGTGAACATCTCCCACGTGAATCCACCGGTGATCGGATCGGGCACCGGGTAGATCAGCGACATGAGGCCGCCGCGGAAGATGTCGCGCCCCAACGCATACGGGCCGTACGGGGCATTCTTGAGAACCGCCTGCGCTGACGTGTAACCGCGGGTGTCGAACAGGATGCCGAGGAATGTGAAGATGGCCTCGACGTTGTACGGGGGCGCCGGGGTCGGCACCATGACCTCGATGTTGGGGTGCATCGGGCCCATGTCGGAGCGGCGCTGGTAGTGCTGCAGCATCTGGAACGCGAAAAACGCGTCGTTGAGGAACCCGTCGAGCAGGTTCGACGGGATGCCAGTAAAGCCGATGACGATGGAGATGGAGTCGATCAGCCACGACAGTGTCGCGTTGATCAGATCGTTGAGTCAGATGTAGCCCTCGGGCTGGTGCCCCCCGGTGGTTAAACCGAGGGGCACCAGCCCATTTGGGCGATCGTCCCCCGATGATGATCTGCCACGCCTTGGGTGTGTGGTCGGTGATCTTGCACGACACCAGCGGCGAGTCCTCGCCCGGCTCGGGCGCGACGACGATCGCGTACGGTTCGGTGAAGTTCACACCCAGCGAGGGGGCCTCGTACACGCCCGGCATCGACTGGACCTGGCGGATGATCGGCCAAAAGATGTCGCCGAGTGAGCCACCGAGATCCACGGTCGTGCGGAAGATCGAGTCCAGGACCGTCTTCGTCGGGCCCGAGATCTGCGAGCGGTCCTTGACGGTCACCACGTACGTCGGCTTGGTCAGGTTCGCCCACCGGTCTGGCTGCGGATCCCCCGGCCGCCACAGGTCGACCCGCACATCGACGCCATAGGCTTTCGTCAGGTCGCGAATCGTTGTGCCGCACGACTCCATGCGAACCGTCTTGGCCACGCCCGGTGACCCGTCGAAAAACGGGTTGGTGCGCACCACGTACATGGGCGTCTTGAGCATCTCCAGCAGCGCCTGCGGGTTGAGCCCGTCGCGCTCGATCGCGGTCAGGATCGATCCGAACCAGGCGCGCACATCGGGATTCAGCGACAACGCGTTGTTGAGGAACTCGTTGATGCCGCCCTGGATACGCAGCGCGCACTCGGAGATCATGTTCTCGATCACCGTCACCAGCGGGCCTACGAACACGGCGTGGGAGAACGGCTGCAGCTGTATCGGCAGGAACCACGACGGCAGAATCGTCAGGTAGTTGAGAATGTCCCAGATGCCGATGCAGTTCGCGGTGCTGGTCCATGCCGCTTTCTCGTACGCCCAGTCGTGGGTGTCGATGTAGTACGGCAGCCGCACGCCGGCGGTTTCGACGATGACGCCGCGCAGTGTTTTGCGACACTGCTTCATGTGGCCAACGAGGTCGCTACTGCCCTTGGTGCGGAACGTTGCCGCGCCCTTGTCGTTGCGCGGGTCGGTGCCCGATGCCTCCATGAGGTCGGCGCCGAATTCGTCGATGTCGTCCCAGAACTCGTCGCACAGCGTGAATGTCCAGTCGACGTCGAGGTCGTCCTGCATTCGGGCGAGCTTCTCAGCGGCCTCAGCGGCCTGGCCGATGTTGCCGTGCAGCAGTTTGTCGTTGAGTTCGGCAAGGGTCGCGGTCACAGCGGCCCTCCACAGTCATGGCACTTTGTGATCGCTCCCCAATCGGAGATGCCATTGATCGAGATGTGATATAGCGGGACGCGATACCCGCTCGGCAGCAGGCATTTTGGACACCACAAGCCAACCTCTGGTTCGCCGGTCCAGAGGTGAACGATGACGGCCACTAGAGTGGATACCTCCGCAGCGGCGTGCCCGCGGCCACGATCTTCGAGTCTGCGTTGCCGCCGTCGATCGCCACCTTGACGTAGTACGGCTCAACCTGAGAATCCGGTGTCCCAGGCAATTTCGCGGGAATGACCGACTTCTTATTCCACCGGCCTTTGAGAAGTGAGTACAGGTTGCCCTGCGGCGGCACGATGCCGAACACCGATTCGATCTGCTGCAGCAGCGGCGGCACATTGTTGCCCGAGGCCCACGAGATGAAGTCCTTGAGCGCCTTCTGAAAGAAGCTCAGCTCCTGTGGTGTCGGCGCAACGCTGGTGAGGTCCTTGATCTTCGGGTTCTGCCGCGAGGTATCGATGTAGACCACCTGGTTGGGCAGCAGCGGCCCGAACTCGATCATCTCCGTCGACCCGGGCGCGGCAGCGAACTTGAACGTTCCCGGCCCATACACGGTGTAACGCAGCGGCATATCCTGATCGCCGATGTTGCGGATCCGCACGAACCCCTGCTGCGACACCGTAGAGTTGTCGCCCGCGGCGATCTTGCGCACCGATGCTGGGGTGGCCTGGGTGAGGATCGCCTTGCCGGCCTGCATGCCGAACCCGATGCCGCGGTAGTCCGCGCCGAGGCGCGAGTTCGTGCCGTTCTCCCTCACCGAGAACACCTCGACGCCGTTGCGCATCACCTTGAACAGGCGCTCGTTGCCCTCACCCTCATACCCCGCGACCAGGGTGAACGTCTCCCCCACGATCGGCGGGATCAGCAGCACCCGCGAACGCATCACCGTCTGGGAGAAGTCGGTGAAATACGACAGTTTCAGGATGTTGTTCTCGATGCGCATGCGGATGCCGTTGCCATCCCAGGAGCCATCGGGGTTGCGGCCCATACGCGCCCACAGATCGTTGGCCGCGCCCTCGGGCAGCGACCACTCCTGGAACGACCCGATGACCATCGAGACGACCTGGTTGTTGGTGGCGGTCTGGAAGTCCTTGTAGGGCCCGGCCACCACCTCGCGGGTGTCGGTGATCAGCCAGTCGTCGGGGTCATCTTTCCAGCGGGCCTGCGACCCGTCGGCGTAGATGAACCCACCGCCCTCTTCGGTGTAGTACAGCGGCCAGTTCTCGCCCAGGTCGCCGTCAGCCTCGGTGTCGTAGTTGAACGTCTCCGTGGTGTCCTCGTAGGAGAACGCGAACGAGTCGGTTTCCGGGTAGGTGCGCCAGAACCCGTTGTCGGCGCGCAGGACCAAGGTCAGCTCCTGCGTGCACGATTCGCCGATGTTGCTCACGTCCGGGGGCGCCTTGAACCACCGCACATCCGACCACCAGCGGCCCGTATCGAGGTCGATGAACGACAGCTCGCTCGTGCGCTTCTTGTCGATCGAGGCGATGATGAGGCGGCACAGCTTGCGGCAGTGCTGCGGGTCGCGGCCACGCACCAGCAGTTTGATCTCAACCTCGGTGGGGCCCTGCAGCGCGTCGACGAACGTCACGCCATCCTGGGAGGCGCCCTTCTGGTCGATGGTGTCCCACGGCGCGATCAGACCCTTGAGTCCGTTTTTCTTGACCATCACGCACTCGGGTGCGGTGAACTTGTCGGGAATCGCCTTGCCGCCGAGGACCGAGAAACTGTTCGCCCCGTCGTAGGACCACAGCGTCACCAACGGGTGCCGGCCCTTGAGGTGGTAGTAGGCAGCGTGAGGCGTGAGCGTCCCCTGTGGATAGTGGGTCATCGTTGCCCCGCAGGGGCGTTCTGGGCTTCGAGGTGCCGCGTGATGTCAGCGCCGGCGCGGTCCTCGGTGGCCTGATGGTTGTGGTACTCGAGGTTGATCGGCTGGCCGGGCTGCTGCTGGCCCGGCTGACTGGGCTGAGCCGGGTTCGGGTTCGGCGGGGCCTGTTGCCCGGCGGTGTTTGGCAGCGCAGGCCGCGCACCGGCGAAACCGGATGCGACCTTGCCGAACCACGAGTTGCCGATGTTGCCCAGTGGCGAGCCCGACGGCAGGAATGTCTCCATGAGACCCGAGACGCCGATGCCGGCGAGCTGGCCCGCATAGCCGATCGCGCGGTTGGCGAGCTTGATGCCGATCTGTGCGGCCTGAGATGCACCGGGGGCCAATAGATCCAGGCCCTGGGTCGCGGTCATGATCGCGTCCATCGGCAGGCCCGACACGCCCTGGAAGCCGCCGCCACCCTGCGCGGGGAACGCGCTGCCACCCACTGGGGTGTTGAGCGCGAACGGGGCCGCCTGCGGGCCACCCTGGCCCATGAATGGCAGCGTGCCGCCGCCACCGGAGACTGGGGGCAGGCTCGAGGGGGTGGTCGCCGGTGTGGCCGGATTGTTCAGCGCTGGGTTCGTGTTCGCCGGGCTGTAGATATCCGCTGCGGTCGACGGCGACGCCGATGCGGTCGACGGGTACACGGTGACGCTCGGCGCAGCAGGGATGGTGGGTACTGATGCAGGCCCGGCAACCGCGGGGCGATAGTAGTGCGACGTAAAGGCCGGGTCATCGGCACCGGTCCCGCCGATGCCCCTCCGGGCAGCCGCCGCGTCACTACCCCAGTTGAATGGCGTGCCACCGGGCAGCGTCGCCTGCATGTGGCTGGCGTTGAATCCCACCCGGAAGTCGCCGGGGCCACCGGCGCCCGGCAGGAAGCCGCGCTCGCGCAGCCACTCGTCCGCATTGTGTGTCGACAGAGACCGGCCACCGGTGGGGCGGCCGTCGAGCAGGTTGACGAGATCCTCGACCGCGCTGGAGCAGTCGGCGATGCCTTGTGTCAGGTCGGCGATTCCGGTCTGCGAGTAGCGGCCTGCCGGGACGTTGGCCAGCAGCGCCGCATCGCCCGGGTATCCGCCAGCGGCGTATCCCGCCGGGTAGCCGTAGCCCTGCTGCGCGTACTGCGATTGGGTGTACTGCGGACCGAACGCGCCCCGCGCGCCGAGGATGCCGAGGATGCCGTGCCCGCCTCGGATCGGGTTAGCCGCGCTGATCGCCGACAGCGGGCCCAGCAGCGGCGCCGCGGCCAGGCTGGCGACGAATCGCACGAGGTTGTCGGCGAGTCCGGGCAGACCCTCGGAAATGCCGAGGTCGTTGTCGAGCGCCGCCCCGATATCGTCCATGCCCTTCGAGAAGCCCTTGGCGGCGTTCTCCATCTTCTTCCAGGTGCCCTGCTGCGCCTCGGACAGCCGCATCTGCGCTGAGACATACTGACGTTCGGCCATCGTGACCTGCTGGCGCGCGGTGGCCAGCTGCTGAGCGGTGGCGTTGCCCTCGGCTTCGAGCTCCAGCACGCGGATACGCGCCGACTCGACGCTGTTGCGCGCCGACAGCACCGACGTCTCAGCGTCGTACACGCGTTGTGGGTCGACCTCGTAGTAGCCTATGCCGCCACCAGCGCCGGGCATCGGCACGCCGGGCGCTCCCGCCCCGGCGGGCGTGGGAATCGCACCAGGAACCGGGATCGCATCGACCGAGTACTGCGACGGATCAAACGACGGCTTGGCCGAATCGGCCCTGCCTGCGTCGGCGACCTGCTGCTGTGCTTGGTCATACGGCATGCCGGGGCCGCGCTCAGGTGGAGCGGCAGGGGGTGGCGGGGGGCCAGCCTCCGGCGGTAGCCCCGCGCGGGCGCGCTGGCCCGCGTCGATACCGGCTAGCTGATCGGGCGACAGCCCCGGTGTGGGCAGCGGCGGTAGCCCCGCGCGGGCGCGCTGGCCTGAATCAACGCCCGCCAGCTGCTCAGGAGTCAGCCCGGGGGGTGCTGGTGGGGCCGGAATATCTGTCGGGTGCGCACCAGCGGGCAGGTCTCCGGTGAGGATGTCGTTGAGGGTGCCCGGAAGGCCCTGCGTGAGGAACCGTCCGATCGACGAGTCGGCCAGCCACTCCTTGAACTTTCGGAAGGTCTCATCGATGTTTCGGCCGAGGGTGTCCCAACCGTCGGCGTGCCGCTGCAGCGCTCCCGTCGCTTCATCCGTCTTGTCGGCGACGTTGCCCAATTCATTGGCGGCAGAAGGAAGATCAAGATTCTTGATCGCGTCGCCGACATCCTCCCACTTGGTTTTGAACAGGTCGAGCCCGATGCGTTCCTGTTCCATCGGGTCCTTGACCGATGCCAGGGCATCCAGCACGGCGCCGAACGCTGCTCGTGCGGTGGGGCCACCTTCAGCGAACTTTCGTCCCAGTTCTTCTGCGTCAAAACCCAGTGCGGTGAGGGCGGTCTTGGTGGTGTCCGAGTTGTCAACCACGGTGATGGCGAACTCTTTCAGCGCGTCGGCGGCGACATCGACGTTGCGGGAGCCACCCTCCCAAAGCTGGTTGATCAGACCGAGCGCTTCCTGGCCGTTGATGCCGAGATCGCGGAACTTGGTGCCGTATTCCTCGAATGTGTCCAGCAGGTCGTTCGAGATGTTGAGGCCCTTCTGCGTGGACGCCACGATCAGGTCGAACGCCTGCTCGTAATCGCTCACCAGGCCCGTCTTCACGAAGTTGCGAACACCACGAGCAATTTGCTGCGGGTCCTCTTCGAGCACCCCGGATGTCGCCTGGATGCGCTCGATGAACTTCTGCGCGTCAGCCTCGTTGACGTCTGGGCCGATGAGCCCCGACTGGACACCGAACTGCAGGGACCGCAGGTTGTCCTCGAGCGACTGGCCCCACCCATTGGCGTAAGCCTGTCCGGCCGCGTTGCCGAACCGGTTCATGGTCGCGCCATCGAGGCCCATTCGCGTTGCGATGAGGTCCTGCACCTGCAGTGTCTGCAGACCATCGGCAATGCCGTTGGCGAGCAATCGGCCACCCATCACTCCGAGGGTGGCCACACCGGCCAGCGCCAATCCGATTGGCCCTCCCGCTGATCCGAGCCGCAGAAGCGCGGACGAGCCTGCGAACCCGCCGACGAACTCGTTCGCCGCGTCTTGGCCCGCCGCGCCGATACCAGACAGTGACCCACGCAGCCCGCCCGCGAAGTTCTGCCCAGCATTCTGCCCTGCGGACTGTGCAGCCTGTTCGTATTCGCGGTAGGCGTCGGTGGCATCGCGGACCGCCCGCACCTCAGCGCGGCGCGCCTTCTCGACCCGCTCAGCCTGAGCGACGATGCGGTCGTTACTGGCCCCTTCGTCACGCAGCCTCTTGAGCTTCTCCTCCTCGGCGCGAAGCCGGCCCGCAGCATCGCGCGCCTTGTCGTAGGCGTCCGACGCCCGATCGGCAACCTTCTTGACGGCCTGGTCGGCATCCCGCGCCCCATCAGAGAACGCACCCGTAAACGCCTGTCCCGCATTCTTGCCCGCGTCGGCGAACGCCTTCTCGGCGCGCTTTGCGACAGCGGTGGCAGAACGCTCGTCGAGCGTCGGTTCAACGGGAATCGGGATACCCACAGACGCACCACCTTTCAGTTGAAAATGCTCAGCAGCTTGCCGAACTCGCGGTCGTGGAACTCTTCTTCGGCGGCCTGTTCCTCGGCCCGCTCACGCGCCTCGCTCGGCGAGATGAACACGTCGTACTCATACTCGTGTGGGGTGCCGGCGTACTTGCTGGCGCGGTAGGCCGCGACCTCGTTATGCAGGGCTGCGGTCATCTTCTTGAGGATCGACCAGTCGCCGCCGCGGCCGAACGGCTCGGCGGCGTGAGTCTTGAATTCGGAATCTTCGGGCAGCCCGCGAATCAGGTTGAGCAGCAGTCGACTCGACAGCTTCAGGCAGCCCCGCTCGTCACGGTCGCCGCGGTGCCACCACCGAATATCGGTGCCATGGCAATGGATCTTGAGGTCAGATTCGATCTGATCGGGGTAGCGGCACCACAGCGCGACCGCCTCAAGAACTTTTCGAGTCGGCTCGGCGCCGATCCTCCAGCTGCTTGGCCATCACCTGCCAGGTCGTGTTGATCTGGCCGGGGGCGAATCCCGCTTTGAGGAACTTGGCGTACACCTCGGGCAGGGTCCCATCCTTGAGGTACGCCTCACGGTCGGCCACCGCGTTGGTGCCCATGAGCGCGATGCACAGCAGCTCCTCGTCGACGATGAGGGTTCCGCCCTTGCGCAGTGGCCATTTCTGGACCGTGCGGACCTCTTTGGTGATCGGGTCCGTCTTCTCTTCGGTGTCGAGGTCCTCGGACATGAACCGCAGATGCTCCAGATACCGGCGCTTCATGTCCGGCGGCATCAACTGTGGGTTCGGCAGCTCCCACGCCTCGCCGTCGCCGAGGTTGTAGACCTGACTGCTCATGAATCCGAGATAGTCGGTGGCTTGGGCGGCGGCCTCCCCGGGCCGAATGGGGTGCTTGTCCTCGAGGGTCTTGTCGTCCGGCATGGGCTGGATTCCTTTCGTGGGCTGGCTATTTGGTTTGGTGGGCTGGATGAGCTCGCGGGGCGCACGTCCAGCCCGGGCATGCGCCCCGCGAGGGTCTTACGAGCCGTCGCCGGCCAGCGCGTCCCAGGCGGGACCGCCGATGAAGGTGTGCTTGATGATCGGCTTGTACTCGCCGTCGACCATGGCCATGAAGTAGCCGGACGGTTCCGGCTTGAAGGTCAGTTCGGCGGCGGTGCCTCGCTTTCCGAGCTTGCGCTCGCCCTTGTTGTTCAGGTAGGCGAGGTCGTAGGCGTCCACCTCGTAGAGGTAGCGGCCCTCCTTCTTGCGGATGCCGTACAGGAGGAACTGCCGACCGATCTTCTCGGCGTCGACCGGCTGGCTGAATCCGTCGGCCTCGCCGGGCAGCTCCACCAGCGGATTTCCGTTGGCGTCCGACAGAGGCAGGTTGTTGGCCAGCCGCTGAATCGCCGGGTACAGGTTCTGCAGCGCCTGGAACGTGAACGGCTCGTCCTGCTTGGTGATGTCGGACTCGAACGGCCAGTTGGACTGCTCGATCATCTGGTCGTCGGTGTCGATGCTCGGCCGCGACGAGGGGCCGTTGCCCTCACCGAACGCGCCGGCGAGATACCAGCCTTCGTTCGGGTTGGTGTTCTCTACCCACACGCCGCTTTCGAGCTTGTGAGCGAACAGGTCGTCGCGCAGCTGCCCATCCTGGGCGAGCGGCGACCAGCGAACGGTGCCGTTCGCGTTGTGCGGTGAGATGTTGGTCGACGTACCGAGTGCGTCGCGGAACGCCACGGCGATCAGGCCGGTGCGGTGGCCGCCCTGCAGTCGGTTGTCGACGGTCGTGTAGCCACCAGCCGCGGGAGTCGTGCCGGTCAGCGGTTGCGTCATGAGACGCTCCTTTCGGAAAAGGGGGATGAACCGGAAGTCATCCGGCATTTACTGGTGGGCTGGATCGCGGCCCGCGCGGGGCCGATCACCGTCAGGAGACGGCGACGTAGGAGGTGCCCAGCTGATACCGGGCGGTGTAGCGCACGATCTGGTCGTGCTCGAACGCCATGCGGAACGGCTTGATCAGCGTCTCGCCGAAGTCGAGATCGGCCAGCGTGCCGTCCGACAGGGTCACGGTCGGGAAGTTGCGAAACAGGAACAGCATTCGCCGATGCCCCTGCTTGGCCGCGGCCTTCGCGGCCTCGGCGCCGAGCGCGTAGAAGTCCAGTTGGATCACGGGGTTGTCGGTGCCAGCCTCGGGGTCGTCGGCGCCGTCGATGCGGGTCACCTCACAGAACGGCAGCTCGGCATCGATGTCGCGCTCGACCGCGGTGCGCATCACCGGCTGCATCCAGCAGACGACGAAATCCTCTTCGTCGGGGGCGTCTTGGTCGTGAAGATCAGCCATCGTCACTCAAGCTCTTCGAGATGCCGCCCTTGAGTGAACCACCGAAGTGCGATGCCACCTTCTGCGCGATGCCCTGCGCCTTGGTCGGGGTGTCGGGTCCGACACGGCGGAACTCGCCGTCGTCGATCTCCACGGTTCGCTTACCATCCTTGCCGCGCTTGCCCTTCTTGCCCCTGCCCTGCTTCTTGTCTGCGCCGGTGCCGAACTCGACGAAGTGCGCATACCAGGCTTTCGGGCCGAACACGCCACGGCCGTTCTTGGCCTTCTTCATCACCGCCCACGACGCGGCGTACTCTCCGTCGTCAACCGGGGAGATGCTCTTGGCGTACGGGATCGCCTCGTTCTCCATGAAGTCGTTGATGCCCGCGTCGACCTCGGCCGAGTTGCGAATATGCTTGGCCAGTTCGGAATCCGAGACGCCGAACTTCTCGAACGGGTTCCCCATCAGCCAGCCTGCCGCTTGCACATGATCGTCACGTGATGCACCTGCCCGTCGAGGTCATATTTCGGCATGATCGGCCCGTCGATGTGGAATGTGGCAGCGCGCCCGGCCGCCGAATCCAGGTCGAGCGCCTCCGGGTGCTCGGTGCCGTCGTAGACCAACTCACCGTCCGGCTTGGCTGCCAGCACCGCCGCGGTTGGGGGCGCGGTGAGCTTCCAGACCTCGGTGGCCACGTTCGTCTGGCCGTCGGGGGTCTCGATCGAGCTGGCCGGCCGGAAATGCACACCCGGTTGGCGAGTCGTGGTGCGTGCCTTGGCCTTAAGTCCGCCCCACCCGGGCGCACCCGTCTCAGCGACGCCCACCAACGCCACAACCTGGCCGCCGAACTCTTCGCTCATGGCGACGGCAGGATCCGAAACGGGGAGAACACCGCTGACAGTTCGGCGTCGACGGACACCGCGGTCTCGAACCACTCGTACTCGACATCGTCGACCTTCTTGCGCTTCAGGTCCGCGCTCGGTCTCGACGTCTGGGCGCGCCGGCCGACGAGCTGCACCACCGCCCGCCGCCAGTCGGCCGCCTCGGTCTCAGTGAAACCGTGGGTAGCCGTGACGACGATCGCGCCGTCGCGCGCCGTCCAGCGGCCGTAGGGCTTGGTAAGCGTGCCCTTGCGGCGCGACCGGTCCAGCGTCGACACATCGAGCGCGTAACCGAGTTCGACGACCGACTTCACCGACACCAAGTTGAGCGTCGGCAGCGACAGCACGCGGCCGCCCGGGCCGTCGACTTCCATGACGTCATCGATGATCACGGGCGACACGTGCCAGCCACACCAGCGGCGCGCCGCGGCCAGCACGGCGTCGATGGCAGCCTGAGCCTCGGTGTTGTCGGCGAACTGGCCGCGCACCTTGGCGGGCAGGTCGTCAGGCTTCAGTTCCGCCATCGCCGTTCTCGGCCGGCGCCTGTGTGGTTGCGGGCGCGGGCTTCTTGGGTCGCTTGCCCACCGAGCGCAGGTGACCCGGCTCGGCGCTGGCGTCCTCGACGCTGGCGCGACGACGCTCGGCATTGACCTCGACCGGTTCGAACAGGTGCGCGCGACCCTTGACCGCGGTGTCGCTGTCGTCGAACAGGTCGCCGGGGCGCACCACGCGGGGCACGTTCTGGGCGTCGTTGTAGGCGAATGCCTCTTTGGCTCGAACAATGGCCATGGTTGGCCTCCGTTTCCGTTGGGGTCAGCCACCGAGGGGGCGTGGGGATCGCCCGCGCCCCCTCGATGACCTGGTGGGCTGGTTAGGACGCGGTTTCGACGTTCAGGAGCCGGAACGCGTTCGGGTTCACCACATCGGCGCCCATGCGGTAGTACGCGAACCAGCCGCGCGACCCGTTGGGCCGGCGGTTGGTGCCGAACAGGTGCGGGATGAACTCGACCGTCATGCCGATACGGTCGGCGATGACGTAGTTCTGGAAGTTGCCGTAGAGCAGGACGAAGTTGTCCGCGCTCGCCGAGGTGTTCCAGTTGGCGTCCATCGCCTCGGCCTCACCCACCGGCCGGCCCAGCAGCTGGGAGGGCTCGCCGTTGCCGATCGTGGTCCACAGTCCCGCGCCGCCCTGGGTGTCGAACTGCCGGATCTTGTTGTAAATCAGGTTGTTCGCCAGCCAGGCGCCTTGGCGGCGGTGCCGCGCGGCGAGCTGCTCGTAGACCGCGTAGACATCCGCCAGGGCGAACGTCTCGGCGGTGACTGGAGCGATCTCGGCGGCGGTGCCCGCGAGCGCGGTGACGATGCCCGTGGGCTGGTTGCCCTGGCCGGTGCCGGTCGTGAGGGTCACGGCCTCGAGCTCGTCCTTGCCTTCGGCGAACAGCAGCGCGACGGTCTCGGTGACGTTGGCCTCGTCCTGTAGAGCCTCGATCGAGATCGGCACGAAGCCCTGCGCCTTCTTGACCGGGATCTCCGGCTGTCCAAACTCGGGCGAGTCGTCCGAGACTTCCTCGAACTCGGCGTCCCAGCTCCACTGCACGGCCGCCGAGGACACGCCGTGCCACACATCGCCGGTGGCGACGACCTGGCGGGCGAAACGACGGATGTCGTTCAGGGATCCGTTGGAGGTGATGATCACCGTGGGATCGAGCTGGAACGGCACCAGGTAGCCGCCGTCGGCCTTGGTCAGGCCCATGGCACGCACCTCGTTGATGGCGCGCTTCTCCTCTTCGGTGAGGATCGCGGCGTGCGGGTTGCGTGCCATCTTCGACCAGGCGCGCAGGTACGCCGGCGACGACGTCGCCAGGCACTGACGGGCCAGGGTCGAATCCTCGTCATCGAAGCGCTCGATGATCTTGGTGGCGGCGGCGCGCACGTTGTCGCTGGCGCCCTGCATCTTCTCGATGGCCGACAGCGCCCGGGCACGCAGCTCGCCCTTGACCTCTTCGGCGTCACGGCCGAAGGTGCGCATTTCGGACAGATTCCACGGATCGCGGAATCGGCAGTCCTCGATGCTGTCGGGCTCCAGGATGGCGTCGCGGTCGTAGTCGCCACGGCCGCCCTGCGAGGAACCGGCCTCGACGCGCATGCGCCGCTGGCCGCCGCTCTGAGGCTTGCCGATCTGCTCGTGAGTCGATCGGACGCGGGCCAGTTCGGCGGCGCGCTCCAGGCGGCTCATGTGGTTTACGAGGCTGTCGAACTCCGCGCCGAGGGCGCGAAACTCCTCGTTCTCCTCGTCCGTGGGCTTGTCCAGCTCGGCGATCTGCTCCATCCGGGCGTGGACCTCGTCGGCCCGGTTGCGGGCCTGCGAGTAGGTGAGGGTGGGGGCATCGTCCTTGTGGTCATCCGACGCGCCCATGACGGGCCAGATCGGGCCACGCTTGCCCATGCCGATGGCACGCAGGCCGGTGCGAGGGTGCACCGGCAGGGTGTCGAGAGTATTCACGGTCGTTCTCCTACAGCTCGAAGGTTGAGTAGACGGTCGCGCTGATTCATCAGCCGAAGCTTCATGTCACTGAACCTGCGCGGTGTCGACGGGTGCTCACCTACGGGCTCGGAGGGTTCCGAGCGGGTGGATCGCTGCGCGTCGTCGGACTCGGCCGGGTGTTCAACTGCGGGCGATTCGGGAGTCTCGGCCTCATCGGCGTGGGACTCGTCGTCGCTGGCGTCTCGCTGCGCGGCTTCGTCCTGTGAGACCGCATCCGCAATGAATACGGCCTCGGCGAGCAACTTGCGCTGCTCGGGGTCATGGAGCCGTCCAAGGTCAATCACCTTGGACCGCATCGACACTGAAGTGTCGGCGTAGGCCGGCCACGTCACCGGCCCGATCTCGGGGACCTTCAATTCCTTGAGGGTGCGCACCAGTAGTTCCTCTTCGGGAACGTCCTCGTACCACGTGCGGCGCAGCTCTTCCATGAGCTGCTGCTCGTCGCGGATGATCTTGCCGTCGGGGGATTCCCACTGCTCGCGCACCACCGAGAACCGGAACGACATGCCGTCGATGGCCTTACCGGCGATGGCGTCTCGAACCGGGGCCATCAGCCAGTTGTCGAACACGCGCGCTACCACGTGCGCGCCGCCCTCGGGTGCGAGCACGGGGTCGACCTCTTCAGCGATGCTGCGCAGGCTGGCGATCGGGATCGAGCCGATCATGGGGTGGCGGCCGTGGTCGAACTGCACCTTGGGCGGCGACTCGCGGAACGACCGCTTCATCGCGCCAGGGGCGATCTTCTCGCGGAACTTGCCCTCGTAGCTGTCGATGACGGTGAGGCGGTTGAACACCGCGCCGTAGCCGTCGAGGGTGAGGCCGTCGTTTGGCTCACCGTCCTCGCCGGCATCGCGCAACGTGAACGGGGCCTGCCGCACACTCTCCAGCGGCGGCCGGGCCGCACGCTTAGTTGCCGTTGTCATCCGCACCTCCACTGGTCGGTGTATCGCTCGACGCCGACGCGGACACGCCGGGCGGCAAGAGTTGAACGCTGGTCAGGCCGGTGTGCTTGAGCAGGCGCAGATCACCCGAGTTCACCGCGGCCACCACCGATTCCGGCTCGTAGCCCGCCGTTATTAGCGTGTTGATCGTCTCGGCGCGGACCTTCTGGATGTCGGCCGCGTCCTTCTCGTCCTCACGCAGGAACGGCACGTCGTCGGCGTCGTACCACAACCGAACATCCGGGCCCATATCCGGCATGACGTGCCCGATGCAGCCGGACAGGTTCTGCCACAACGGGTGTGCTGTGCCGTCGGCCAGGCGTCGGCGGGCCTGCCCGTAGTTTGAGTAGGTCGCCGCGGCCAGGCCCTCGGACAGTCCGACGATCACGGGGGGTACACCGGCTGCCGCGGCAATGCGTGTCTCACCGCCGCCGCGCACGTTCTTGAAGTCGATCTCCTGCAGGTTCGAGCCGACCACATCGGCATCGGCGCCCGGGTACAGATTCAGGTTCTTCCACGCGTTGTCGACGCCGGCGTGCTTGCTGTTGACCTCGTCGGCCCACTTCTTCACCGCGGCCGGGTCGGCCATCGGGTTGTGCTTGATGACCAGGTTCACTGTCGCACCGTTGTCGAAGAACTTCGCCTGATGCTTGCTCATCGCCTGGTCGGCACGAATCTCGCGCAGGATCGGCGTCAGCCACGACATGCCGCGATAACTGGCCAGCGGGTCAGGGATCGGCGCGAAGTGCACGACATCCTCGGCCAGAAACCCGACGGACTCGTTGCCGGACTGGCGACCACCCTCGGTGTAGAGGTAACCGACCTTGCGCCAACCGAGTTGGCCGCCGCCGAGCTCGCCGCGGCCGCCGCGCACCATCCGTTCCTCGACCACCACGTCGACCCAATCGGGCCGCATCCGCACGAACTCACCGTCAACGATCGTCCAGTACGAGTTACCGGCCAGGTCGGCGTCCTGGATCATGCGCGAGAGCATGTCCTGGGTCGTGCCGCCCTTCCATGGCGTCTCCAGGATCTGCAAATCCCTGCTGCCGAACGTGTCCGACGGCTTCCCGTCGCGCAAGCGCTGCCACCGGAACCGCACCGACGAGAACACCAACTGCCGCACCAGCATGCACGCGAACACCGGACCGTTCGCCTGATACGCCTGCGTCGCAAGGCCCACGAACGTGTCAGGCGCCAATTCCGTCGACGGGCCGGCCAGTGTCTGCTGGATCCGCGGGACGCCACCACCGAACCCGTAGCCGATGCCGTTGAACGCGAACTCGTTCAGCATCTGGGCGTAGTCGTCGATGCTCATGCGGGGTGCAGCGCCTCGCGTCGAGAGCAGTCGGTCGATCAACCTCACGAACCGCTCCCGTCGTCATGCAGCAGCACACGGCACGCGGCACAGGCGGTCGCGGCCAGTAGTGCACCCGCGGCAATCAGGGACCACCCCAGGCCCGCCAGCACGGCCACGCCCGCCACCACCAGGGCGATGGCCACGACTACCACCGCAGCGGTAGCGGTGAGCACTGCCCGATATGCGTTCACGTGTCTCCCGATTCCTGTTGTGCCGTCACGACCAGAACGGCTCCCACACCTCGACAGCCGGTGCGGCAGTCTCCAACGCGTGCACGGCCAGCGTCACGGCCATCAGTTGCACGATGTCGCTCTTGGCGTCCTTGGCGTCCTTGCGATCCCACGCCCACGCATCGGCGAGGTCGCGCATCTTGCCTGCGGTCACCGAATCGGCCAGAGGCTTCGAGCCCTGGTGGCGCAAATCGTCGGACTGGTATTTCGCGTAGAACGTGCCACACGCCCTGGCAACGTCGGCCGGCGTTGCGTTGTTGATGCCCGCGCCGTTTGTCACCTCGTCGCCGACCTCGAAGCCGAGCTTCTTGAGGTCAGGCAGCAGCGCGCCGGCCGCGCTGCGATCGTCGAGGCCCCAACCGCACGGCCGCCATGAGTCCTTGAGCTCTTTCATGCGCGCCGGAATCCAGTTGATGCCCGGCAATGTGGCGACGTTGCCGCCGCGGGCCGCCGGGACGATTCCAACGTGGATCTTGCCGTCCTCGCGATACCCGGCCACGCCGATCGCCGCCGCTGTCTGCAGCTTGTTGACGTACACACCGAACGCCAGGCGCGGGCCTGGCTGTGACTTCGGATCCATCTTGGTCGCCCAGCCGTCTTTCGAGATCAGCGGGGCGTCCTCGATCGCCGGCTTGTCGTGCCAGCCGAGGCGCTCGCGGCCGAACTCGGCGGGATCGAGCGAGTCGCGCTCACCCTCCAGGTACTCCCAGGTGATCCGTCGACCGGCCTGCGGGTTGGCCATGATGATGTACTCGCGCTTGTCCATTGCGCAGCCCGGATAGCCGACATAGTGCGGACACTCGTCGTCCTCGCACGCATTCTCAGGTGCACAGAACTCCAGGTAGCCCAGGCGCTTACGGGGCGCCAACTCCTCGGACCGGCCGCGCTTGACGAGCTTGTGCAGCACCTCGGAGTCGGCGTGGCATGCCGACGAGCCAATCAGCAACTGCGGGTCAGGCACCGCAGACAGCGTGGGCATGAGTGAACCCATGTGCGCGTGGCGCAGCGCGAACCCCTCGTCGAGGATCACCTTGTTGCCGGTCAAGCCACGGCCACCACTGTTGGTGCGCGCCTTGAAGATCACGCGCTGGCCATCCGGGCACGCCTTCGACGGCTTCAATGCGATGGCCTCGGTGCCCGCGCCACGGAACACGCCATTGGTGGGGCCGTCCTCCAGCCGCTTGGCCAGAGACGGGGTGCTCTCGATCAGGTTCACGAGGTCGTTGAATGCCTCGCGTGTCGGCGTCATCTCGTGCGCCGACCAGGAAATGAGCCGCTGCTCGGTGATGAACAACCAACCGAGGGCCGCCTGCTTCTCGAAACCCGTCTTGAGGTTCTGCCGCGCCGCGATGACCACGAACTCGAACGCCGTCGACCGGCCATTCGAGTCGATGCCGAACAGCGCGTTCAGGCCGAGTTCCTGCTCGGGATCCGGCGGGAACCCCGCCAAGTCGCACAGGTCGGCCACCTCGGGGCCGTAGGTCTCGCTGTACGCCGGGAAATTGGCGTACGCAGGCTCAACCAGCGGAGGCACGCTTCGCGTCACGCCTGGCCTTCAACTCGTCCACCGGATCCGCCTCGACCGCCGCGCCAGCCACCGCCTGCGCCATCACCGCCCGCAGCTCTTTCGACAGCGACGCCAGGCCCGCACCGGTGTCGACTGTCGAGGTCTCCAGCCGCATCGCCAACCGCAGCGCCTGCTGGCCGAGAACCGTCTCCATGCGCCCGGCCGCGGTCAGCTCCTTGACCACCGTCGCGACCAGCCCCGCCGCGGGCAGCAGCGGCGGCATCGCGGCGCTCGGAGTGGGATCCGTGACCTCCGGGGCCCCAGTCATCGGAACCGGCGGCTGCTGGGGTGTCGACGCCGAGGCGCTTGCCCCGCGTGAATGCCGCTTTCTGCAGGTCGCGCCGCAGAACCTGGCCTGCGGTCTCTTTGCCTCGAACGGCGTGCCGCAGACAACACATGAGCGCGTCACGGAACACCGCCTTTCTCGGTCACGTGACACGAACCGTCACAAAATAGAAATCGCGAT